CATCTGTTATATTATCTTAGTGGTCGGCAGCGAAGCAGCACGGCTAGTGCCCTAGGATTTGCTAGGGATAGAACATAGAGAATATCAGGTATGGTAATAGAAGTATGCTAAGTATTACTATTATTTATTATTTCTATTATCTTATAAACTATTATTCTTTTTTCTAAAAGTTTCTAAAAATAACTAGTATTAATCTTTTTATTCTTTATGACACCAGTAATGGTAATAGATGTATGATAGGTTGTGTTATGCGGGATATCGCATAGTATATAAGGAAATATGCGAAGCATAAACACTCTTAATATATAATGCGATATCCCGCATTATATGCTAGAGGATACTAGGTTATGTTATAGAAGATACCTATAATTATTACTTAACTTTATTTATTATTTATCTTTTATAAACTTAAAAACTTTTAACTATTTCTAAAAACTTTTACAACTTTCTTTTTTCTAAAAATCTCTAAAAGTTTCTAGGTTTCCCTAAAATAACTAGTAATATTCTTTTTATTCTTTATGACACAGGTAGTGGTAAGAGACATCTGTTATATTATCTTAGTGGTCGGCAGCGAAGCAGCACGGCTAGTGCCCTAGGATTTGCTAGGGATAGAACATAGAGAATATCAGGTATGGTAATAGAAGTATGCTAAGTATTACTATTATTTAGTCTTACTATTATTTATTATTATCTTTTATAAACTTATAAACTTTTAACTTTTCTAAAAACTTTTACAACTTTATATTTTTCTAAAAAACTCTAAAAGTTTCTAACTTATCTAATCTTTCCTAAAAATACCTAGTATTATTATTTTTATTATTTATGATACCAGTAATGGTAATAGAAGTATTCTAGGTTATGTAATTGATGATACCTATAATGATAATAGAATATACCCTATAATATATTATTTATCCTCTAGGACGACGAGCGACTTGCTACATTTGTTCTATGAAAACTGAATGATGTATTTTGCGAAGCGATAAACCTATTTATTTCCCCTATAGTGCTTAGGACATTATTATTTATTTTAAGCAATTGGTAATGTGTATTATCAGTTATGATAACCCCAAACCTGTATTTTTTAGTATTATTACTGAGACGAGACGAGCCCGACGATTTAATAGCACTTTCTAACTTTTCATTAATCTTATTTCTAACTTCTTCTAGCAACTCATCTCGCTTCCTAGCATCGTCTATGATGATTGACAAAATAACAATATTGTATTTATTTTTAATGTGGTTAATAGTCAAGGACATCTCAGGCTGTGAGGGCATTCTTCCTAAAACTTTAAAATGGGTATTTAACATATTCACTATGTCAGCATCCTTGGTTAAATCAACCCTTTTAATATTTGCTTTTCGTAATGACCTTATCTCTGTGGTATTCACCGCTAGCAACTCTGCTATTTCTCCCGACGCCATGCCCTCTTTAATATACATTTGTACCAGTTCTAGATACATTAGAAATCTTCGCACCGTCCTAGTAATCTCAGCCTTCTCTAAAAAACTTGCGGTAAGAAATCTCCTTAAATAAGAGCCACTCTTCCATTTGCCTCCGTCGCTCGTTTCCTTAAGTAGCAGATAAACGGAGTTAAAGAAACAGTTGTTATTCCTTCCAGATACATTAAGCAATTCTAGTTTAATCCTTGATAGCGGTGTTAGCGGCAATAGCGAAGATGTCTTCTTTGTCGCCGTTTTTGCTGCTTTCTCTTTCATTATATCTCGTATCTCTAAGTAATCTACAGAACCTCTGCGAGGCATACACCATTTATCCTTGTTCTCATTATATTTTCTAAGAGCATCTATGTATTTCATAATATATTCTATAATATACCTATAATAAAAAAAGCATTTAAGGAGAAGGCGTAGCCTCCCTTATCCTATGCTTAGACAACTTATAGTATTTTTCTGTAAGTTCTATACCTATGAATTTTCTCTTTGTATTTATACACCCTACGCCAGTAGTCCCTGAACCCATCGTGTTATCTAGAACCACTTCTCCTTCGTTAGAATATGTTAAAATCAGGTATTCTATAAGTTTCACGGGTTTTTGCGTTTCGTGTATCGTGCTGTTCTCTATGTCAAACTCTATGAGTTCTATAGGATAGTTTGTGTATTTTTGGGTATATTCGGCGTTTGATAGCAACTTATTATTTGCCCCTAAGTGATGTGCCTGATTTAACATCTTGCCTATGCGTTTCTCGCTATTATGCTTTTTTATATTCACAGCTTTTAACCCTTGCGGGTTGTAGGTCATATTACCTGTTTTTATAGAGGCGGCAGCAGCGCCTCCCTTAGAGAATACACAGATATCCTCAATACATTTCATAGGTCTATAGTTGGCTAATAGAAATTGTGTCGTCTTGTTCTTTTTCCATATGATGTTATACTTGAACCACTCGTAATTAGATGATACTAGCATACTTGTGAATGGTTGTTGCCCGAATAGCAAAATGACACCTTGCGGTTTCTTGACAATCCTCTTATAATGTTTCCACAACAAATCTAGGTTTATTATAGTATCCCATTTACATTTGGTAGTCCCATAGGGTAGGTCGCATAATACTAAATCAACGCTATTATCCTCTATTAAACTCATCTTTTCTATACAGTCCCCGCAATATAATCTAATGTCATCCGTTATTAAATCCTCTGTAGTTTCATTATCAAAATCATTTGGGGCGACAGCGGCAGGAGGCGCTGCTGCTGGTATGCTAGGTGCTGCTATATCTTCATCTAGAGTTTCCACAGTATCCACAGTATCCTCAGTATCCACAGTATCCTCAGTATCCTTTACAGTCATATCGCTTCGCTCATCGCTCTTGAGGCATCCCTTTATATGCTTTGTATATTCTAGTTTTCTAGTGAAATTGCTCTTACAAGTTTCACAAGTATATTTAGTCATATTTAGTTTAGTAATATGTATTATAAAAATAATATCAATTTTTAAGGTATTCTAGATATGTTATAGAATTACCTTATAATATTAAAAACTGACTTGGATAGTATAGAAGACTACTATATAGGGTGCTAAGGATGAGCGAGAAGCAAGTATTACAAACAGAGGATACTGGAAAAATATTTGAGATGGCGATATGTCTAGCATACAATATACCGTATGATGGGAAATACAAGTATGGTATGGAAGAACCTGAGAGATTGAAGCATCGTCTTTCTAAACTTCTTGAACTATTCCCTATGTGTAGCCATACAGCAAAAAGAGGCTCCCGTTATGACTATACGAGCGACACAGATGCTAACAAGCATCTTTCAGCAAAAACCACAAAAAAAGGAGTAGGCAAAGTAGCACCTCAAGTTATAGGACAAACGCAGCCAAAAAGGTTCTGTGATTTACTAGGGATAGAATATACAACAATCGCAGACCTAAAGCAATATATACAAACCGAAATAATAAAAATAATTCCTATACTTGTTGAATACACCTTTGATTGTCCTAATATATACTATAATAAGGAGAACAGCACAATCCGATATATTACTTTACACCGACCAATAGATTTAGAAGAATTATCTAAATATTCTTTCGTATGGACTTGTGATTGGGCTTCGTGGAAAAACTCATCAACGCTAAAAGTTGTAATAGAAGGCAAGGAGATAGCCTTGCTTGAATTTCAATTTCATACAAAAAGCAGAACCAGTATGGCTATTCGCTGGTGCTACGAAAACTTCCTAACAATTTTCGCAGATAATATAACTATTATAGATATTTAGAAAGACAGAATAAATACTCTTTAATCTCTATGTCTTTATTGTATTCATAAGATTTGAACCTCTTGTAATCTCTTTCAACAACCGACGCATCTCCATATCTACTCATAATATCTAGCATCCTTTCTTTAGACACTATGCCTTCGCTATTATATGACAAGAATATCCATTCAGTCTGTAGTCCTTTAAAAAGCCGATTAAAGGCATCCTCTGCGACAGCCCTTTTCTTACAAAAGGGCGACATAAAGCAATCGGTAGGGATACCTGTTTTGCCTTTTAATGGTAATTCGGTTAGCAGGCTGTTAGGCGTTTTAGCAATAATATTCAGCGGGAAATAGTTTTTAGAGTATTGCCTAGCGTTATATGGAGGGTCTAGATATACCAAGTCGCCTGTGAAAGATGCTAGAAAATCCTCATTCAATACATCGCAATTGTAAGTATTAGAACCTTCGGTCGCTGGCGTCCTATTCGTATGTATAGGCATTACTCTCAGTTTTTTTGTAGCCTTTGCTTTAAATTCCTTTAAGTAGCAACCATATACGGCGGGAACATTACTAACAGCATCAGCACTTAGAATTATAGAAGCGAGGATAAACTGGTATTCGTCATTTGTAAGGGTATGGCTATTCTTTAAAATGTCCTCTAGCCTATTGCGAATGTAATCAATCCGTTTCGCATTCTCAATCGTAAAAAACTTACGCTCGTTATCACCATAAGGACTGTAATGGGTTGTGATATATCCTATGGTATCGTCGGCTACGCTTGCGGCTACGGCTTCAGCTTGGAGTTCTCCTATAATTCTCTCGCAATTTTCAGTATATACTGAGCGTGTTAAAGCGTGCGTTATAATTGAACTGTATAACTCAGCGTCATTAGAAATGACACACGCTAGATGTTTCCTGAAATGATAAGAGACTATACCTGTTCCAGCAAACATATCCCCAATTCTTTTATTGACAAATGAAGTCCATCCTGTTTTATCCTTTATAATCCCTGTAATCCAGTCAAGCAGTTGGAATTTAGAGCCTATATAATTTAAACGATATACTTTGTCTGGAACTGCTGCGACTGGTAAGGATGCTAAGACAGGTTCATCGCTCTTACATCCCTTTATATGCTTTGTATATTCAAGTTTTCTAGCAAATTGGCTCTTACAGGTTTCACAAGTATATTTTACCATATTCAGTTTAGTAATATATATTATAAAAATAATATCAATTTTTATTTATGATATTGAATAACGCATTTTTCAACAGATGTTTTGATATCAGGGATATCTGGGTATAGCGAGTATAGTTTATCGTTAGACAGTTGCGTATTAGAGCGTTTTGATAGCAACACCGAGTTCTGCTCTTCAACGCTAAAGTTTTTCCACACAAACGAAGGGTCAATATGCTCTTTATACATTTCTAAGATTTCATTATGGGTTATGAGCCCTTTATTCACTAGATTAAAGGTGCCTGTAGTATTTTTAATCATCATATCCATAATGACAGGGAACATATCCTCTAATACGGTCATAGAGTTAGGCATAGAGCAGATTTTCTCATATTTAAAGATTTTACTTAGAAAGTTTCTGTTATGCTCGTAATTAACGATAGGCATCCTGATACGCAGGTTCAGCGTATTCTTAGAATACATATGCTGGAGCCTGTCCGTAAATCCTTTAACAGTTGAATAAGAGGAGCCAAAGAAATTCGGCAGGGCGTCATCGTCTATGCTAGTGGTCGTCGGGTCGTCGCTGCTAAAAATACAACCAGTCCCTAAGTATGTATAGTGGATATTATAGCGTTCGCAAAGTATCGAGAGCACTAAGGGCGAGTATAGGTTATCTCTAATATTATCTTTAAGTTTCCCAGATAATTCTAGATAATCTATGGTATTATACTCGCCGCCGTGTGTCCTGCCAATAAACGATATGATGTGTGTAGGCGAATACAACTTAATCTCCTCCTCTACGGCTTTCTCGTCATCCGCTCGCGCATCTGTGCTAATGTAAGTTATACCATTCTTATTTAAGAAGAAGCCAAACTGTTTCCCAATCCATCCCTTGCTACCGAAAAAGAGAATTTTCATATCCTATATTTATATAATTATCGTGATATACTTTTATATATTCTTGTGTTTCTAATAAAAGAGAGATGCCTATGGCGGCGTCTAAAGCGTCTCTGGTATTTCTAGTAATCAATATGTATAGCACAAGAGCATTATTTAAGCGGTTCAAAAAAGGCTATGAGAATGCCTTAAAAGGTCATAAGATTATCTTCAAAGATTGGGACGATACTCAGGGCATTCGGGATGTTTTGAGAAAAAAGAGCGGCGTAAGCGGCATAATAATAACTGGATCTGACTATTTTGTTAAAGGTCGCAAGCATTCAACAATAGACGAGAGTATTATACGTTCTCGCTTACCGATACTGGGGATATGCTATGGGTTTCAGTATATGGTCTGTAAGGCAGGCGGCGTAAGAAGCAGAGGTAAAGACAGGCTAGACAGGCTAGTCGGGATGTCTTTTATTAAATCTAATAAAGACGGATATATGAAGTATCGCGAGAGTTTTAGGATAAGCGCTACGCTGCTGCCTAAAACCAAGTATTTCTTTTATCACACAGATTATGTTGTGAAGGTTCCTAGAACTTTTACGGTTATTAAGAAGATTAAAAATAAAATAGTGATGGCTTATAACTCTAAAAAAAATATCTTAGGAGTTCAGTTCCACCCCGAGAAATACAAGAAGTCCGCTAGACTATTCTTTAATTTCTGGATATCCAATTATATAATGGCGAGAAAATAATTAACACCCTTTAGACGCGCGTATATATAACCGTATTAATAGTATCAATATTATATAAACAATTGATATTCAATTAAATATATATAATGACAACATTAAATCTAAATAATATAAATGATGATTTGATAGAAATTAATAGAGATACCTTTAAAAATAAACAGATGGGTTTCAACATTCCTAGCAAGCAGCAGAGAGCCAGCCAAAATAACTTTATGAGCGACGATGTGCTGTTTAACAAGAACAAGATTAGCAGCGATGTTATCTCTATGTCATCTCGGTCGTCTTCACGCTCATCCTCTAGGGCTAGTTCGGTGAATGGCGATTATGACAAAAGCGCCTATATGAAAAATATGAATAACATATATAAGAATAAGGGCGGAGCCGCTAGTAGCTCTAGCCGACCTAAATCTAAATATGATGATGATAGCGAGACTACCAGCGTGGTTAGCAGTTTGAGCCATAAGAAGTCTGGTAGCAGTGGCAGCGGAAGCGGAAGCGGTATCGGCTCTAATAAATATAAGAAGCCTAGCAAATACGAAGAAGAAAGCGAAGAAGAAGAGGATGACGAAGAGGGAGACGATGACGAAGAAGACGGTGAAGAATACGAAGACGGAGACGAAGAGGACGAAGACGATGAGGAGGGCAGCGAGGGCAGCGGTAGCGGCGGTAGCGGCGGTGGGGGCAGCGGCGGCAGAAGAGGTAGCGGTAGCGGCGGCGGAGGCAAATCTAGGCATTTGTCAGCAAAAGAGATAATTATGAATGAATTGAATGAGAAAAGAGAGATTATTTATCAATTAGACAGATTGGAGTCTAAAGGTTTCAAAATACCTTTCAAGTTCAATATGAACTCTGACATCGAAGAAATGAGGACGGAATATAATCGCTTGGTTCGTGAGAAGGAACTAGATGGAAGCGTTAGGTTTCAGCAAAAGATGTTGATGGCGTTTATTTCGGGAACTGAGTATATGAATAGCCGGTATGACCCATTCGCCATTAAATTAGATGGGTGGTCGGAACAAGTTAATGAGAATATTAATGATTACGATGATATCTTTGAAGAACTCCATTATAAATACAAGGCAACTGGTAAGAAGATGGCTCCAGAGTTAAGGCTATTTATTGCTTTGTCAGGCAGCGCATTTATGTTTCACCTAACTAGCAGAATGTTTAAAGAGCAGCCTATGCCTAATGTAGAGAATGTCCTAAAATCAGACCCTGAGTTAATGAAGCAGTTTCAGCAAGCAGCCGCAAAGCAGTATATGATGGGTAATACAGGTTCTAATTACAATCAAGCGCAGGCACCCCAGAATATCCCAATCAATAATGGAGGCAACGGTAGCAGCGGCAATAACTATAGCAACCCGATGAGTGCGATGAGCGGAATGGGAGATAGCGGCGGTAGCGGCGGATTGTTTGGGATGGTTAGCAGCCTGTTTAGCACATTAAACACCCCACAGTCTATGCCCCAGATGTCGCAACAGCAACAACAATCCAATAATAATACTAGGCAATCTCCTAACATTACTGAGCTAAGACAGAAACCCGCTGTAGATATAGAAAATATCATTAATAATGTGCATAATAACATATCCATAGATAATAATGACAATAACATAGAGACGCTCTCAGTAAGCGACGAAGAGATAACCTCTATTATTGAGGATACTGCCGACATTAAGATATTGAGAGGCGTAGGAAGACCACGCAAAAATACGCGCACATTAAACATATAAACATATTATGTATTAGTATTACTAAGTAATGTTCGCGGATATTGTTGCTGCCTATTATAGGGGTGTCATATCCTTATATCTAAATGAAGATAGAGACGGATGCGGTAGCAGCGGCGACGATAATAGTATCCCGTATACTGATGACGAATACTTATTTAATGCTAGAGATGACGAAGATATGCCCCAACCACTAAAGCCTTTAGCACTGCCATTATTCTCTTATTGTTAGACAGTCTAGAATTTATTTTTACAGGTTCTTTATAATAATAAAAAAATGATAAAAAATAATATATAAAAATAAGAATTAATTTAAAATATAAGAAGACATTTTGGGAGATGTTCTATAAACGCAAGAAGGTCGTCCATTTGAACTTTAAGAACGCTAACGCCGCTAACGCCGCTAAGGCTGCGAATGCTGCTAGTGCTGCGAATGCTGCTAGTGCTGCTGACACCGCTAATGACACTAAGGAACCTATTGTGGAACACATTTTACGCCTCAAGTTTGAAAAGAATATGCGAAAACTATTTGGTGTAAATAAAAAAATATAAAAATATGTAATATATACTAAAATACAATCTACCGCTCGCATTCGCAGGCTACCTCTCGCATTCGCACGCTACCGCTCGCATTCGCAGGCTACCTCTCGCATTCGCACGCTACCGCTCGCATTCGCAGGCTACCTCTCGCATTCGCAGGCTACCTCTCGCATTCGCACGCCTAGATGGCGTATATCTTACACATCCCATTATGAACTTTTTTCCATTTATTACCATTCCATCCTTCAATTATATCACCTTTGTAGATGTTGATGAGTTCGCAGCAAGCATATGCTAAGAACTCCCTAATATCTATAAGGTTAAGATTAGTGGTATACGAGACACCCTTATTTTTACAATAGGCTTTAATGAACTTTAGAAAATGCTCCCTACAAATACTCCTAATAATCTTGTAAACTGTATTATCGTTTGTTAGTTCGCTCCTAGTATTTACTACCCTATCCCTTATATGTATTGCTAGGCTGTCATAATCGCTTGGGTCGTCAAGGTCTATCTTGTATATCCCCTGATACTTCTCAATTTTAGAGAGATAATCCCGCAGAATACGCATACTATAATAATATATATCATAGTCGCCGTAAATATTTGCGTGAATATTGTTTTTATTGTTGTAATGATAAGGGAACGCTGAGGTTGCTGCTAACGCAGCGGACATCGCTTGTATGCTTGTATGGGCTCCTTTGTGGGTTGTTTGCTAGGACTGCTTGCGGGCTTATTGGACTGCTTGCGGGCTTATTGGACTGCTTGCGGGCTTATTGGACTGCTTGCGGGCTTATTGGACTGCTTTGCTGTTTGCTTAGGACTGCTTGACAGGCTCTTACCTAATAAATACTAAGCGGCTTAATCAATTTTTTTGTGTTTATATACAGAATATAACATATTCATTCATATCATATATCTTTTGGATGTAATTATATGATAATAATATATAGTATAATAATATGGATATTCTACAAGGTTTGATTGCGACTGGAAATACAAATAGGTTAGGCTGGCGTATAGTTAATAACAATGGGGCATTTGGAGTTTTTAACAATAGGACAAGTAATGTTTTATTTTCTATATTAAATAATGGTGCTATAGGTACCGGTTCTAGCACCCCTGCCGATTTTATTAATTCATATAGCAATTTGAATATAATTACTAATTATACTGGAGGTTCTTCTGGAACTACAATTTCTAGCCAGTGGACTACTTCAGGAACTAAAATATATTATAACACGAGTAATGTTGGTATTGGAACAACAGACCCTATAGCGCCTTTACATATATATAATACTTCTAATGCGCGATTATTGCTAGATACCACAACAACCGGAACAGCAATTGCCGAGTTCAGGCGAGGAACCGGCGCGGATATGCAAAATGACTACCGATTTATTAATGATATTGATGGGACTATTAAATTACAGATTGAGAATAGCACGCAGGCATTCAGCAATCTGTCGGCAAATCTAGCGTGGTTCTCTTCTAACGAAACAATAATACACAAGAATACCTCTATAAATGGGAGGGTTGGTGTAGGGACTGTGTATCACGCTACACGGAGCCTAGATGTTCTAGGGAGTGCGAATATATCAGGGGCGATTAGTGTGGGTGGATTGAGTGTCTTAAGTAGTAATGCGATTATTACTAACAGTTTAACTAGTAATACTTCTTTAACTATACAGAATGGTTTAATACTGCCTACTATATCCATAACATCGTCGCCAGTAGCGACTACAACAGCAACTACAGGGGCTTATACATATCAAGTTTTCACATATACTACAGAAACAGCGGGAGCGGGAACAAGACAGAGTTTATATACTTTAACAGTATCAGGGAGTGCGGTTTGTGATATATTAATGGTAGGAGGTGGAGGTGCTGGTGGCAAAGATATAGGTGCTGGTGGAGGAGGTGGTGCGGTATTATATGGGACAAATATAAGTATTGCGTCAGGAACTTATCAAATTAAGGTGGGAGATGGAGCAGTAGCAGGGGAGGTTAGAGGAAAATCTACAGAAGGTTTTGGTGCTACAATATTAGGAGGTGGTTGTGCGGGGAATGCTACTTGGGCAGCAGCAATAGCACCAAATAGTGGGGGTAGTGGTTCTGGTGGTAAGAGTATTAATAATAATAATACTGCTGGTGGGGTTGGTAGTTCTACAAAAGGGACTACATTAACAACTGCTACATTATATAATGGTAATATTGGAGGAACAGGAGGGACACAAGCAGCAGGAGTTCAGTCAGCAGGGGGTGGAGGTGCGGGTACTGTTGGTGGAAATGGTAATGGTAATACTTCACAAACAGGAAATGGAGGCGCTGGTGTATTAGTTAATATTACAGGTATTAATTATTATTGGGGTGGCGGTGGAGGTGGTGGTAGTTATGCTTCTACACCTACAAATGGAGGCTTAGGAGGCGGTGGTGCAGGTCAAAATAATAATAGTCCGTCGTATGGAACAGTAGGAGGGAATTCTTATACAACACCTATACTTATGAATGGAGGCGTAGGTTCGGGTGGTGGAGGAGGAGGTGGAGGTTATGGTACCGCAACAGCCGGTGCCGGCGGTTCAGGCATAATAATCATTAGATACCTCCCTCAAATAACATCATCCTCTATAGAACTTGTAAGAGGAACCACCGCAGACGCTAACAGAGACTATAAACTAGGAAATTATGGTGGTGAGTTTAAAGTTATATCATCAACATCAGGCGTTGATACTGATTACATTACAATAACTTCAGTAGGTGCTATCTTCAACCCTACAGGAACCGCAAGTTGGAACACCGGATCCGACAGGCGAATAAAAGAGAATATTGAGAGAGCCTCTTATGACATATGCTATGATAACATTAATAAATTAGAGTTAAATAGGTTTAATTATATAGACGGCTTTAATACGGTTTCTAGGGATAACAAGCAACTTGGATTTATAGCACAAGAGGTTTATGATATATTTCCTAAAGCAATCTCATCGCAAGGATATTATAGTGATGCTTTGTGTATCCCTGACTTACTATCAATAGATGTATCGCAAATAAACTATTCTCTATATGGTGCTGTTAAGAAATTGATAGAGATAAATAATGAGAAGGACAAGCGTATAAAAACTTTAGGCTATCAATTAAAAACTTTAGAAACTTTTTTAAATATTGCTGTTGATACTTCCAGCAATATCTCAATAGATACTAGTAATATTGCTATAGATACTAGTAATATTGCTATAGATACTAGCAATATCGCTATAGATACTAGTAATATTGCTATAGATACTAGTAATATCGCTATAGATACCAGTAATATCGCTATAGATACTAGTAATATCGCTATAGATACTAGCAACTCATCATAAATACAATAACAATAAATATATTCAGTAAATCTGTATATATAAAAATAAATCCACATACTAATATATTATTTTTTGTAATTCATTAACAAGTTGAATATCCCTATAATAAGTTTCAGGACGCAAGTCAGTCTCGTTATATCCTTCATCAACCTTCAACCAATTATCAGGAAATAAATCGTCAGTATTATTTCCAGCGACCTTATACCAACTATTAGGGTATAAATCATCCTCAACAATTGTTCCATCAAATTTAGAACCAAGCCAAGTTTTAGGGTAGCATACAATAGCATCTTTTGATGTAGTTAGGTAGGCACTAAACCAAGCGAAGGTGCTATTCGGGATTATATGGTGTTTCGCTGATGTCGTAATAAATAACTGTTCCCATACAGGGATTTCATCAGCAACCTTCTTATATCTTAAGTCCTTGCCTGTTTGTTCCTTTAGTGCCTTGTTGATTTCTTGATTATAGTAATCCACAATTTTATTATCAGTATCTCTACAAACATATAAAATCTCATAGTCATAAATATCAACGCCTCGTTCTAGCAAGACCTTGAATGCTTCAATAAAATACTTGGGTTTATGTACCACCTGATATAACTGTATATGATGGTTGTTGTTGTCAGCAGACCCAGAGCGTTCCTGTATATCGCAATTAATAGTGTGCTGGATTACAATCGTTTTATTCATACTATATTCTGGGTATTTTGCTAAAACATTATTGATTTTTTCTTCAAACCATAGAAGGCTCTTAATCTTATCTATATTATTTGCGAAATACTTAGGACTTCTAAAATACCCATCAACGATAGCATCATCGGCAAATACAGGGATTTCTTTATATACATAATCTAGAGCCATAGTATAAGTTTTTTTGACAGTTTTGTCAGGATATACTTTGGATTTGATATTGCTAAATATGGTGTCCCAGAAATAGGTATGTTGCGTAGCCTGTGCCGTCGCATCTTCTCTCGTATAAAACTTATAATCCGCACATTTATTATCAAAATAATATGATAATATTGCAAAGACTACAAATAACTGGATACTTATATCTCCATATACGATTGCGCCTATGGTGTTCATTATTATTTATATATATAAAATAACCTGTCATTATATGCTTTTAGAGCATTCTCATCATAGTATTTTTTACGAGATATGCTTTTAATAGAACTTACTATTTGTAGGCTATTCATTTAATTTTCTAATATATTATGATATATAAATATTTATTTTTAGGAGGCTGGTGTAATTAAAATAAGTAATATAATATATATTATAATAATATGAGTATTATAGATGTCTTGGTAAAAAATGAGAATGCCGGTAGACCTAGAATAAGTATAATTAACAACAACCCAACATACGGTGTTGTTAATTATATTACTAGTAATGTAATATTTTCTATATTGAATGGCGGCAGTATATTAGTAGGCGCTACTGTTTATTCGAATTTAATTAATAATTATGTTGAAAGTGTAGCAATTTCTAGCCTGTGGTCTAATTTTGGAACTAAAATATACTATAACACAAGTAATGTTGGTATAGGCACAATAGACCCTATAGCGCCTTTACATATATATAATAATATACCGATATTACCAACGACAGCAGCAGCGGAGATAGTTGTAGTAGGGACTACCTTTGGAACAATAGGAACAACCGAGAGATTTATTCAGTTCCCTTATTCAGGAACAGCGGCTACTAAGGATTATAGTTTTACGACTACTGAGAACCTTATTTGTGATATTTTGGTTGTTGGTGGTGGAGGTGCTGGTGGTAATTTAGCAGGAGGAGGTGGCGGAGGTGATGTTATATATCAACAAACTATATCATTTCCTGTAGGAACTTATAATATTAGTGTAGGTAATGGAGGAGCAAATAATCCAAGTTATCGTGGTAGGGGGAATAATGGTAATAATTCAAGTATAAGTGGGACTGGTATTACTACAATAACAGCTGTGGGTGGAGGTGGAGGCGGAGGCTACGACCAAGCTCCTATAGCAACTGCTACAATTGGATTATCAAGTGGTGGTGGTGGTGGTGCTGGAGGGAGAGGGGATAACAATTTATATATAGGGGCATCATCAACATATAGTGGTGCTGGTGGTAATGGTAATACAACACTTGCAACTACAGCAGGAGGAGGCGGAGGTAGTGTAGGTGCCGGTGGAGTAGCGACAATAAAATCCAAAGCAGGTAATGGAGGTATAGGGAATGATATATCAATAACAGGCGTATCGCAACAATACGGAGGTGGTGGTGGTGGAACGAATTGGGCTGGTGAATTTACTTATACGGCTCCTGATATTGGTGGTGGAACAGGAGTTTATGGAGGAGGTAATGGTTCTTATCAAATGAGTGGTACAAATTATGAAGGAACAGTTGGAACTCCTAATACTGGTGGTGGTGGCGGAGGAGGAAGGGATACAACAGGAAGAGCAGGAGGTTCTGGTATAGTAATCATACGCTACAGGAAACCTACTATTGGAGGTAGCACAAGGTTATTAATAGATACCACAACGACCGTACCTGCAACTCTAGAGTTCAGGCGAGGTACCGGTACTGACATGCAGAACGACTATAGAATAATTAATGATACTGACACATATATTAAATTACAGATTGAGAATAGCACACAGGCATTCAGCAATCTGTCGGCAAATCTAGCGTGGTTCTCTTCTAACGAAACAATAATACACAAGAATACTGCTATTAATGGTAGGGTTGGTGTAGGGACTGTGTATCACGCTACACGGAGCCTAGATGTTATCGATGATGCTAATATATCAGGGACGGTTAGTGTGGGTGGGTTGAGCGTAAGTGGTAGTAGTAATGTTATTATTACTAACAGTTTAACTAGTAATACTTCTTTAACTATACAGAATGGTTTAATACTGCCTACTATATCCATAACATCGTCGCCAGTAGCGACTACAACAGCAACTACAGGGGCTTATACATATCAGGTTTTCACATATACTACAGAAACAGCGGGAGCGGGAACAGGACAGAGTTTATATACTTTAACAGTATCAGTATCAGGGAGTGCGGTTTGTGATATTCTGGTTGTTGGCGGAGGTGGGGGTGGAGGTAATTATGGTGGTGGTGGAGGAGGAGGAGATGTTATAGAAAAATCAAATTATTTACTAAATTCAGGAACATATTCAATATATGTAGGTAGAAGTGGTGCTGGAGGGGTTAATCCATATAATAAAGGTGCAAATGGAATAACATCCTCTATAACATCAGCAACTGTCCCTGCTTTTTTAGGATTATTTGCTGCTGGAGGCGGTGGTGGAGGTGGATATAATCAAACACCTACTATAACTCCTACAGCAGGTAGTGTAATAAATAATAACTATTCAAGTGGTGGAGGAGGAGGAGGTGGTGCTGGAGGTTTAGCACCAAATAACGGTGCAACTGGTAATAGTGTTAGTGGTAATGGAGGAACTAACGGAAGTCAAAGCAAAGGAGGAGGTGGTGGTGGTGCTGTTGGAAATGGTGTAAACGCAACAGCATCAGGAGCCGGAAATGGAGGCACCGGTGTATCATCTTCAATATCAGGTATATCTATAAGTTATGGTGGTGGTGGTGGAGGAGGTTCTTGGACTGGGGGAACTTTTGGAACTGGTATAGATGGAGGAGGCAACGGTGCTGTTGAAGGTTCAGGTGTTAATCCTGTATCTGGTGCAACTAATAGAGGTGGTGGCGGTGGCGGAGGAGGAGGTAGTACTAATAGTGGAGGTATTATAAATATGAATGGTGCAAGTGGTGGCTCAGGTGTAGTCATAATTAGATACTTAACCCCTCAAATAACATCATCCTCTATAGAACTTGTAAGAGGAACAGCAGCAGACGCTAACAGAGACTACAAACTAGGAAACTATGGTGGTGAGTTCAAGATTATCTCTTCAACATCTGGCGTTGATACGGATTATATAAAAATAACTACAGCAGGTGCTATAACAAACCCTACAGGAACCGCAAATTGGAACACAGGCTCCGACAGAAGAATAAAAGAGAATATTGAGAGAGCATCCTATGACAAATGCTATGATAACATAAATAAATTAGAGTTAAACAGGTTTAATTATATAGACGGTTTTAATACGGTTTCTAGGGATAATAAGCAATTAGGATTTATTGCACAAGAGGTTTATGATATTTTTCCCAAAGCAATTTCTTCGCAAGGATATTATAGTGATACTTTAAGTATCCCTGATTTGCTATCTATAGATGTATCGCAAATAAACTATTCGCTATATGGTGCTGTTAAGAAATTAATAGAGATAAATGACGAAGACAAAAAGAATTTGAACTCTTTTGACAATAGAATAAAAACTATTAAAACAATTCTAAATATTGCTATGGAACTAACCACGAGCAATATTTTAGATACTAGCAACCTTTTAGATACTACTAGCAATCTTCTAGATACGAGCAATCTTCTAGATACGAGCAACCTTTTAGATACGAGCAATCTTGTAAATACTAGCAACCTTTTAGATACTAGCAACCTTTTAGATACTAGCAATCTTCTAGATACGAGCAACCTTTTAGATACTAGCAATCTTCTAGATACGAGCAATCTTCTAGATACTAGCAATCTTGTAAATACTAGCAACCTTTTAGATACTAGCAATCTTCTAGATACGAGCAATCTTTTAGATACTAGCAATCTTTTAGATACTAGCAACCTTTTAGATACTAGCAATATTTTAGATACTAGCAACCTTTTAGATACTAGCAACCTTTTAGATACTACTAGTAATATTATTATAGATACTAGCAACCTTTTAGATACTAGCAACCTTTTAGATACTACTAGTAATATTATTATAGATACTAGCAATCTTCTAGATACGAGCAATCTTCTAGATACTAGCAATCTTCTAGATACTACTAGTAATGTTATTATAGATACTAGCAATCTTCTAGATACGACTAGTAATGTTATTATAGATACTAGCAATCTTCTAGATACGACTAGTAATGTTATTATAGATACTTAAAAACATCTACACAACATATACGGTATCTACGATATCTTACATATATTTTATTTTTTCATAAAAAATGATAATACGCATCATATATTAAACCTACTACAAAGATGAATTTTTATAAGTTCTCTGCTTTATTCTCTTCTTCGCATAGCAGCGCTAGCATTCCTATAGCAGATATTGAGGATATTGCTGCTAATGCTCCTGCTAAGCACGCTAAGCACGCTTCGCACGCTTCGCACGCTTCGCACGCTTCGCACGCTTCGCACGCTTCACATACAGATATCGCAACAGAGCATCACCATATCCACAAAGAATACAAGGATAATTGCGTATTTAATGGGCTACTAGAGTGTCTAGCAGAAAAATTCAAGGACAATATGGATACTTTTAAAACTATCAACGATATAGACAGGTTTAAAAAGGGGATACAAAAAAAGTATAAGTATACTATATCTAATGCGGAGTTCATCAAGATATACAAATATCTTGATTTAGATAACCAGCAGTTGCGTAATCTCATTACAAAGAAAAAATGTAAGTCCAACTCAGGCGTTCTTGTGATAACTGTGCTAACATCAGCACACCCTGAGTATATTGATAGCGGCAGCAGCGTAGTTAAACGAGCGAAGTTTTCTTGTAAGCACGATTGTGCCTATTGTCCTAACGAGCCAGCCCACGAGGGTAATAATTGGGTAGCACAGCCAAGAAGTTATCTATATGCGGAGCCCGCAGTATTACGAGCAAATGCGAACGACTTTGACCCAATAAAGCAGATGAACTCTCGTATATCATCGCTGATAAATATGGGACATATACCAGATAAACTAGAGATTATTGTGTTAGGTGGAACTTGGAGCGAGTATCCTCGTAATTACCAAGACCGCTTCATAACCGATTTATATTATGCGGCTAATAGTTATTTTGATACTGCACCCTTTTCGGCTACACCAGAACCCTTTTCGGCTACACCAAAATCCGCGAAGCGACCAAAACTATCCTTAGAAGAAGAGATAGAGATTAATGAGACGGCAAAGATACATATCATCGGGCTAACTCTAGAAACACGACCGGATACTATAACATTAGAAGAGATTGCGAACTTTCGCCGATATAATTGTACGAGAATACAGTTAGGCGTCCAGCATACAAACAACGCAGTTCTAAAGAAGATTATGAGAGGGCATACGATAGAACGAGCATATGAGGCAATAAAAATGCTGAAGAATAATTGCTACAAAGTGGATATTCATATAATGCCTAACCTACCAGCAGCCTCTTACGAGATTGACAAGGCGATGCTAGAAGAAATCTTGTATGACGAGCGAATACAAGCAGACCAGTATAAGATTTACCCGACTGCTATAGTTCCTTATACGCGTATTAAGCGGTGGTTTGAGGAGGGCACCTATATTCCTTACGATGACTTACTATTATACAAGTTGATAAAGGACTTTAAGCAGAAAGTCCAGAAATACAAGCGGCTTAATCGTATTATTAGGGATATACCAGGACACTACATAGAAGGCGGCTATTCAACCAAGTTTGTGAATATGAGGCAACTTCTACAGGATGATATGCGGCTAAATAAGTGGAGTTGTAAATGTATAAGATGTAGGGAGATTAAAGGGAACCAAGTATCGCGAGAAAATATTAAGTTAAATGTAGAGAAGTATAGGGCATCTGGAGGCGACGAGTATCATCTCAGTTTTGATACTTGCTGCGATAAAAATTATTTGGTCGGGTTTCTGCGATTACGACTAGCCGATGCGTCCAGCGACGCCGTGTTGCCTTCTATTAAAGGCTGTGCGCTTATTAGAGAACTTCATATATATTCTAATATAAGTGATGTAGGGAACAATATAGAGGGCTCGCTACAGCATAAGGGATATGGTAAGCAACTTGTAGCAAAGGCTGAGGATATTGCTAGAGATAATGGATATCGCAAAGTAGCTATAATTAGCGGCACAGGCGTTAGAGGATATTATAGGAGGCTAGGGTATCAGTTGGTTGATACTTATATGATGAAGGATATTTGATAGCGATTACTTGTTATTTGCCTACTGTTTTTACACCTTTGGACATTTAAAAAAGCCGAAAAGGTATAAAAATTTGGGTAGTACCAAGCGTGGACTTGGTATGAATTCATTTTTAATTTTTGTTTTATAAGTAATTGATTATCTCACCGTTAGGTTTCTTGTTCTGATAACAAAGTAATCAATTATAACCCAAATAATAGAACTTTCGTTCCAAACACACCATTATTTAGATTAACGATAGGTCTTATGCATGGTAGAGTTGCATCACTATCATCTTATAATATCGCTTAAATCTTATATCATTTTAATAGTGAAAAATCGGCATTTTAAATGTCCAAAGGTGTAAAATATTATAATATTATGAATATAATAGAATGAATACTAAATCGGTTGTTGCGGTTGTTAAGAAGCCTAAAGCAACACCTAAAGCAACACCTAAAGCAGTTCCTAAGGCAACGAAAGCAGCGAAAGCGGTTGTTAAGAAGCCTAAAGCAGTTCCTAAGGCAACGAAAGCAGCAAAAGCGGTTGTTAAGAAGCCTATAAGAGGTGGCGCAGGGAGCAAAGCAGAAAGCCGGATAGGAGCATCAATAAGGAGAATATTCTCAGCCTCAGCAAGGAGAATAGGAAGCACATTCTTAAGATTACAAAGAAAAACACCAAGTAATGCTGTTGTAGCACCTACGAATTTATCACCCACCGCTATAGTAAAGGGTGAACGACTATATATTTTAAAGCGTGTGAGACCATCACCTTCTGTTTTATTAGATGTAATAAAAGATACCTATATATCTTATATGAATAAGATTATAGAAAAGAAATTTACAGCATATGACTTGTTAGTTTTGATTGACATAATAGCATTCAATCTAAACACCTTTTTTGAGGATTTTCTATACAATCATTCCACTATTAAATTTAAAGTAAATATGAAGATGAAGGCATATGCTGATGATTTATTGACATATCAATCTAAATTTGTTAAACTAATACAGGATATACGATACTATATACACAAATTTGGAGTATCATATAAAAATAAACCAAAAAGAGGAGAAGAATATTTTGATGCTTCAACAATAGTATATAATGGGATATTAGATGGAACTCAAGAAGGTATAGAAGGATATTATGCGAAGAGCCGTTTAAATTTTTTTACAAATAGATTAATTTTAGATATTGAAAGTTTAGATAGCTTAGATAAATTTAAATTAAAACAAAAAATTTATTTTGGAAGTTTTGCGTCTGTAAATGATAATCTTCTTATAGAATTTAATATTCTTATGATTGAATTAAATGAGATATTACAAGAATTTTTCGAGCATATTCAGCATATGGAAATAAATGAAGGTGTTAGCGTGCTAGATGAAAATAAATTAAAACAAAATAGAGAATATATTAAAGTTGTTAAGGAGACTGCTATAGTAAATTTAAGAATTATTACTTGGTTTTCTACATATACACTCAAACCAACAATTTATACTCTGTGAATACAATTTATTAGAATATACTTATATCATTAATATATTATCGCTGCTTTGCTGCTTTGCTTACATTTCATTACCTATAAATATTTGTATGTATAGCCATAATATTATTGGTTATCACTTCGTCGGTATTGCGATACCAGTTGTGACAATGGATAAAGTTTATTTTATTATAAAATAATATGTAAGCAATTGCTAGGTCTTCTGTGGTATATGGGTATGAGCCTGAGCCCTCGTCGTAATGGAAGATGTCATAGCTGATAGCCTCCATATGTTCTATCAATATTTTACAGGTTTTATTAGAGAAGTATAGGAGTGGTCCGTGTATAAATATGGGCGTGATAGGGTGCTTGATATACTTGGCTATTTCTAAGCCTTTGATGTTATGCTGTGGATTGTCAAAATCTTCAGGGTGTTCTCTATAATAATAAACATAGTGTAGTGACTCGGTGGATTTGTTTTTGTATTTTGCTAAATCGTGTTCTACCAGATTTTTACCGGAAGAACAATTACCTAAAAAATCTATGTCTTCTAATTCTTGGTCGCCGCCGCCGCTACCATCATCCTTTGTTATCAGCCGTTTTTTAGGAGATGACAAGAATAACTCTAGCAATCTTTCGTTAAATATCAGGTCATCTCCAGAACGCAACACGCCATCTTTGATATCATAAATCTGGTATAGGTATTTTAATGTTAGCACTAATTTTTTTAATAAATGGATATACGAGTCTTCACATTTAATTATCATTAGGTTATTAACAAGTTTATAATCGCAATCTAAGAACAAATCGCCTATCACATATACCACTTTCCATCCCGCATATTCGTCTCGTGGTAGTTTAAATTGTTGTAATCGTGAATTAGCGTATTTTTGACAACTCAATATAAGAATGATACCATTAACTGGGATTTTTGCGTCAGCTTCGCTCATAGTCATAGTATATTATTATGATTACTCTTCGTAATACTGCTTTATATCCTTATTTACCGCTCGCTTTACCGCGTGCTAATATTTATTCAAGTTAGTATGTATAGCAATTACACCAACCTTATCAGGATTATTATAGTATTCATCATACATAGAAAGCGTATGTATAAAACTAATCTTGTTAGAATACAAGATAAAGGATACCGCGCAATCTTCAATAGTGTAAGGATATGAGCCGGTGCCCTCGTCGTAATGAAAGATATCATAGCCGATGCTCTCCATATGTTCTATCAATATTTTACAAGATTTACTAGAGAGATAAAACATAATACCACAGGGTCCGACAGGGATATGAGGGCGCTTCACATACTTAGCAATTTCAACGCCTTTAAGGTTATGCTGCGGGTTGTCAAAATCCTCTTTATGACACATATAGTAATCCACCATAAAGGTATCATTAGTAGTCGCTTTAATATCCGCATCAGTTATCTCGTGTGCGAGCAGGCTGCGTCCCGAAGGTGATTTGCCTAAGAAATCTATGGGGATGCTAGCATCGCTATCGCTCGGCAATACCTTCGGCAATACCTTCGGCAACATAACAAATGCTTGTAGCAGTTCTTCGTTAAATATAAGGTCGTCGCCAGCCCTCAACACACCCTCCTTAATGTCATAGGTTTCATAAAGGTATTTTAAAGAAAGCACTAATTTTTTTAATAAATGGATATACGAGTCTTCACACTTAATAGTCATCAAATTCCCTTCAACTTTGTAATCGTCTTCTAAGAATAAGTCGCCAATAACATATATCACTTTCCAGCCCGCATATTCGTCTCGCGGTAGTTTAAAGTTCTTCACACGGGTATTTAGATGTTTTTGACAACTCAAAACGAGGATAATACCTTTAACGGGTATCATCTTCTAAAAAACTAAATCTATTTAATATAGTGGGCTAAATATTTATATGGTTTTTGCGGCTCCCAAATGGCTACAAGTATCTACTTGTAATTATTCGTATGAAATGCGATACAGTTAGGGCTATTCTCCATATTGCCGCAAATATTATAGGAGAACTCCATAATATGCGCTGGAGACCCTTCTAATTCTTTATGCCAGTTATCCATATGTAATAGGTTGATGTTGTTTGCTAGCAGTATTAGCGGGTATGTTAAGTCGTCAATAGTGTAAGGATACGAATTGGATTTCTCGTGGTAATGATAGATATTGTAGCCAATAGCCTCCATATGTTCTATCAATATTTTAGAGGATTTGTTAGAGAAGTATATTAGTGGGCCGTGGAGAAATGCTGGTATATGAGGCATAGTTGAATATTTTAAAATATCAACGCCTTTTATGTTATGTAGCGGATTGTCAAAGTCTTCTTGGTGTGTTTCGTAATACTGGATTAAATGATAGTTTGTTGCGGCTCTATGGGGTTCAAAGGCAAATTGATGGTTTATTAGAGAACATCCTGATGAAGACCTGCCTAAGAAATCAATATCAATCTCTTTAGTGGTTATGTTATCAGTATTAATGGTAATCTTCTTAGGCATCCGCAAGAAGCCTTCTAGCAACCTCTCATTAAACACCAAGTCATCGTTAGCACGCAATACACCTTCAGCAATATCAAACATTTCATAAAGATATTTTAGAGATAATACAAACTTTTTAAGATTATAAATATATGCGTCTTCGCATTTAATAGTTAGCAGGTTATTTTCAAGTTTATAATCGCGTTCTAAGAACAAATCGCCAATTACACAGATTACCTTCCAATCTCCATAAGTCGCCTTCAGGTTAAGTTCCTTTAATCTAGTATGTTGATATTTTTGACAACTTGTTACTAGGATAATTCCTCTAACACTAACTTTGTTCGTCTTAGTAGAATTCGCTTCGCTCATACCCTTAACAGTTTCTTTGTTCGCGTCTTTCATTCTCTTTAAATTTTATATAGTTAATCTGTTTTAATACTTATATGCGTTTCTTAGGCTTTGGCTTTGTCGTAGCCTTTGTCGGCTTTGGCGGCTTCGCTTGCGTTGTCGGCTTTGGCGGCTTCGCTTGCGTTGGCGGCTTTGGCGGCTTCTCTAGCAACTCTTTTAATCCTCCAATAAACTTACCATTTTTAAATATCATAGGGAAATGGATATATGGGATAACTGTGTATTGTTTCATAAAATTATAGAAGTTATCTCGTTCTCTACAAGAACCTACAAACTTGTCGCAATTTATTACTGTAGCGATGCCTAGATGTTCTTTAGCCATCACACAGTATTTACAATTAGATATGCTGTAGATTGTATAATCAGTATTTGTCGGTTTTTTAAATTGCGGCGTAGCGGCATTCATTAAATAATATCTACTATATAATTAGATAATAACGGAGGTATGTCAGCAGGACCGAGAAGAAGTGGGCGTGTTGCTGATATGAATGCTGCGGCAGCGGCGAGAGGACAAGGACGAGCGGCGAGACCAGCAACGGCTCCGACAGGACGAGCACCGACAGGACGAGCGCCAGCGGATGGCTACAAATTATCAACAGACCTAACAAAGAAGTCCCAGAATTTGATAGCAAGGAACGAACAGGAGTATATTGATTATCCTATAAATAGTGAGGATTGGATAGTGTTTTTTTGCGATTATTTTGATTATATACAGAATAACATAGACCCTTGTCTCTCTAAAATCAAGGGGCTCAGCCATCTAACAATAGCCGACCTTTACAAGGTGGATTTGTCAGGCGGCGGCTTTGACAGCGAGTTTGACAACTTTGACAAGTTGAATTATAATATCGGGTTATACGAGGCTTTATTTACGCAATTCAAGGATGGGACGAACAAGATTAACAATTGCGTCAGGCTCAATCTGCTGCTATCGTATATCGGCGCCGCCGTTAATCGTATGGCGGGACATTATAATAAGACATCGGCGAATGCCTTGATAGAGTTTTATAGGAAGATTGCGACTATAATAGAGATAGGCGTATATCCCGAGGTGTTTCTACATTATATGACAGGGGACAGCACGGGACATACGCACACAGTTGATTTAAATTACCACGGACAAGCGAAGGAGGCTTTTTATACGGGTATCTGGGTGCGTAAGCAGGAGTTCTTAGGTGTCGTAACGAGCGAAGGAAAGAACTATTGGAGAAAACTGGATAATGGGCTGCGGCTATTTACGAGAAATTATATGCGACGGCTCATAACATATATGCGCTCATATAATGCGACATATCCGCTAGGATACGAGTTGCCCTATAATTACAGCGCTGACCCAACAAAAATTGTTAAAACCCCGCTGCCTCTCAAAGGTGTTTATCAATACTCCACTCCTCCAGAAAACTACTATATCAGCCGTGATGATTGGAATTACATCCCTAATATATTCTTGCCTGATAATTGTGCTTGGAATTCTAGGGACAAGGATTACATAGACCCTACACGATGGAACCACCCGCCGCCGTCTTGGTGGATTGAACGGACTGTGGAATTATTTGAAGAAACTGAATGGTGGCATGTTAAAGATAGCGTGGTTGAAGCGATATCCACGAGATTAAGAGGGACTGTTAGGCACAAGAAGTGGATGGCGATAAACTGTATATTACCACAGCAATACGATAGTTATGATGAGTTGTGGGATGTTGAGTATGAGGACGAAAGAGACGATAGCGAGATGTATGAAGAGGCAGGGCATAGAGGGTATGGTGGCGGGCATAACGGCGGGAATGCTTGCTGTCTTGCTGGCGGGCACAAAGGGCTTGCTGGCGGGCACAAAGGGCTTGCTGGCGGCATATCTATGATGAATACTAAGGCTAAGGCTAAGGAGCTGCTAGAATTTAAGATAATACAGGATAAGGATAGGGAGATACATCCTGAAGTATATAAGGAGTTAAAATATAAATTAAGAGAATATTTTAAATTGAATGTGGTAATTGTTAAATCTAAATCGGCTGAAAGCCATTTGCGAGATGATACCTATATAGATAACTTGTGTAATTATTCTATGCTATATAACCCACGAGCACATAAAATGAATAAAAATAAAACTGGCTCCGCATCTGCTGCTTCAGCTGCTAGTAATCGTAAGACGCAGCGGCAGCGGGCTAGGACTGTTTAGGCGACGCAGCAAAGCAGCGAAGCGGCTTCGCTTCTACTTATTCTTCCTATTACCCCATTCAATACCAATCTCTTTCATAATTTGGGGAGCGGTATAGGTAGGGAACTTCTTGTGAAGTTCGGTATACATCTTCTTTACGAACTTGTTATACGGGGTTAATTTACGCTTCTTCTTAGCGCCTCCAACGGCAACAGCGGCACAACTTCCAGTCATTCTCTATATATATATAAATATAAAAATATTACTTAAGGAGGGTTATTTTTATGTTTGTATATAATTAGATTGATATATAATGGAGCTGTTAAACCAATCAATAGCAGCAAAAAAGCAATCAATAGCAGATAAGAAAGAAAAAATTAATATTGAATTTACAAAATTTAAAGGTTTGTGTAAAAAATATAAATTATCTGTTCCAAAAAATATGGTTGAGTTAAAAGCTATTTTAAATGATACGAAGAGTAATAGTTATAATAGAATTAGTGAAACTTCAATAAGTATAAGGAACTTAAAAAATTTGTTATTCTTATATAACAAAGAAGATTTAACTAATTTACAAGAATTACAAAAAAATGTTGAAAAGAAAAAAATGAGAGCATCACAATCACGAAACTCAGCACAAATAGAACTACCGCCATTAAATTTAAATGGTATTAATTATAATAGCCCACAATATGCTACCCAACAACCAAAAAAATTCTCACCAAAAAAAAGTTTATTTGCTAGTAGTCGTGTAGCTCCAACATCAGCATCAGCACAACAACCTCCTAAAAAAATGTGGGGTATAACAGAATGGATTAATAAAAAATATGATGAGTATTTAAAAAGAACTACAGACCAAAAATATAAGGATACTAAGTCATCAATTATATATTATATTATTTTAAGGTTTAAATATTTACACCAGTTTATAGATGGGATAAACAAAATATTATTAAATAGCAATTTTAATACATTTAATGCTACAAAACTTAGAGAATTAAATGTATTACTTGAAGAATTAAATATATTAAATCAGGAGGATATGGATATGGATATAGATGATGATTTAAAAGAAATAGAATTATTTAAAAAACTGATATCACATAATAATATTATTGAAAGATTTCTCAACAGTATCAAAGGTATATTAACTAGCGATACTAAAGCAAATTTTTTAAAGTGGTTATCATCTAATGATTATATTAAAAATATAATATTAAGTTATAATAAGTCAATAAAGGATGACGGGAAGTATGAAGAAGATAATGGTATTACTGACAAATATCTACCTGATAATTCCTTCTTGACTGACAACCCTGTAGAATATTATGAAATTGAAGCAAAATCATATATTAGGTTAAACAAACTACACGGTACAGTAAATCAGTTAGGAGGATATTTTCCTTTTACAAAGAAAAAGGAAAATAATCCAATCGCAAAAAAACAATCAGTAGTACAGAATGGCGATGAAATAATAGGTTATATAAATTTAAAAGGCTTTAAAACATTAGATATATCTACTTTAGAACATTATATAAAATCAAATATTATAGAATTCTTAAATATTATCAATAATGTTTTAAAATATATAGATATTATTGCTCTATATGTAAGATTAAATAACGATACACAGATTGATATTGTATCATTCACGATAGATAATACAATATTAAAAAGCAATACCTATCTAGACCAATTATTAGAAGGAGAAATTTTTGGTGTTTATACAAAAGATATGTTAAAAGATTTTAAAATACATAAATCAATATATTTACATTATCATAATGATACAGATGATGAAGAACTATATTATGAGAATTTATCAGGTGGTCGCAAGCGAACAGTAGGAAGACCTCGTAAAACGCCTGTCAAGAAGCCTAGTGCTAAGAAACCAGTCGCTAAGCCTGCTAAGAAACCATTAACAAAACCTGCTAAGAAACCAACCACCAAACCTGCTAAGAAACCAACCACCAAACCTGCTAAGAAACCAACCACCAAACCTGCTAAGAAACCATTAACAAAACCTGCTAAGAAACCATTAACAAAACCAACCAAGAAGCCTACTAAGCCAGTAGCCAAGAAGCCTACTAAAAAATAAATAATAATACAGAGCCTACGCCCCTGCGCCTACCATCGCAGCATCCGCAGCATCACTCGCATCACTCGCATCATCTTTAAACGATACCTTATGATGCTTAGTTTTATTCGTCATCGCATCAGCATTATGAGACCGAATATAGGCTACAGCCTGTAGACAAGCATCGCATAAGTCGTCTTTCTTCTTATTATTGTCTAATATCTCGCATAAAGTCGCATCATCCTTAATATAGTTTCTACATATTTCTATACTAGTCTGTTTATTCATTTTATATTTATCACGACGAAACCCCTTAGAGTTAGCGGTATCATCCATCTTAACCTGTATGTCTGGCTTAAAGTCGTGGGTTTTAGTCTTAAGACCCGCATTAACTAGCACCACATTCTCTATGATTTTATCCCAATATTTCAAGAGGCTGAAGTAGCAATAGATGATATATTGAATGGACTTCATCATACCGTTAAGGTTAGAAGGCTGGTTCTCAATCAATACATAGTCAATCTCGTCTATACCTTTCTCTTTTAAAAACCCTATGATATTGTCTAGTTCTATATATATACGCTCGGCTATATCATCAATCCCTTTAATATCTTTCTTTTTATCTGCTAAAGATATAATACGCCAATCTAATACTTGGATTTTCTCATCAGTCCTCTCTAGAATACAGAGAGCCAGATTTTTAATACCAATATCAAAACTTATATATATCATTCAAGGAGCATATATATACTATAAAACATATATTTATATGCTCTATTATTGCGATAGAGAGGGATATAGAAGATGCCTATAATTATTACTTAACTTTATTTATTATTCTCTTAGAAACTTTTAACTATTTCTAAAAACTTTTACAACTTTATATTTTATTAAAAAACTCTAAAAGTTTCTAACTTTCTCTAAAAATAACTAGTAATATCCCTTTTATACTTTATGACACCATAAATGGTAATAGGATGTTCTAATGATTACCAAATCACGCTAAACTATGCTACATATCCACTTAAAATCACTTAAAATAACCTAGTATTGCTAGGGATACAACATAGAGAATACCACGAATTGTAATAGAGGGCTACCTAGTATTATTACTATTATTTATTATCTTTTATAAACTTAAAAACTTTTAACTATTTCTAAAAACTTTTACAACTTTCTATTTTCCTAAAAATCTCTAAAAGTTTCTAACTTATCTAAGTTTCCCTAAAAATAACTAGTATTATTCTTTTTATTCTTTATGACACCAGTAATGGTAAGAGACAACTTCTATATTATCTTAGTGGTCGGCAGCACGGCTAGTGCCCTAGGATATGCTAGGGATAGAACATAGAGAGTATCAAGTATGGTAATAAGAGATACTAAGTATTATTATTTTGTATTATCTTTTATAAACTTAAAAACTTTTAACTATTTCTAAAAACTTTTACAACTTTCTATTTTCCTAAAAAACTCTAAAAGTTTCTAACTTTTCCTAAAAATTATTAGTATTATATTTTTTATCCTTTATGACACCAGTAATGGTAATAGATGTATAAAATGCGGGATATCGCATACTATATTAAGAGTATTTATGCTACGCATATTTCCTTATATAGTATGCGATATCCCGCATTTTATACTAGATGATACTAGGTTATGTTATAGAAGTCTCCTATAATGGTAATAGAAGTCTCCTATAATGGTAATAGAAGCCTCCTATAATGGTAATAGAAGTCTCCTATAATGGTTATAGAAGATGCCTATAATTATTACTTAATTTTATTTATTATTCTCTTAGAAACATTTTAACTATTTCTAAAAACTTTTACAACTTTATATTTTATTAAAAAACTCTAAAAGTTTCTAACTTTATCTAAAAAATAACTAGTATTATCTCTTTTATTCTTTATGACACCAGTAATGGTAATAGAAGTATTCTTGAAGTGTTATGCGATACCCACGCACATCTTCCTTATATACTAGGTTATGCCTTTGGCATCCTCCTTATATGCTTTTGTGGAGCAGACTTACGCTCTTCTTGTTAAACACAGTAATATTGTGGTGCTTGATTAAGGTCGCGAGGTTTAGCCAGAAGGCGTCATTCGCATATTTGTTGTTGTAGTTGTTTATCTTCTTGTATTTGCGATATAGCCATTTGTGTAGTTTTTCTAGCACGATGCTATTAGACGGGTTATTCTTAACATACATCTTTTTATTAGAGATTAGCCGTGATACGAAGTGCCGCAACTCGCCTATCTTGGCGTATTCTTGAGGGATGTTCTCCCACAGGTTGTGGAATTTTAAGTAATCGTAGGTAGGACAAATCAACAGGTTGTCGGTATAGTCAATAAATGTTGGGTTGTTATCTATGATGATGATGTTGTTGGCGATTGAATGGGTCTTAGGCATCTTTATTGCCTTTAATAGTTGAGGCAGTATTCGCTTAACAGATTTCTTAAGATTACCAGCAGCATCTGTTAAACAGTTGTCTCGTGTGAAGATAGGACGATTGAACTTGATGTTATTCTGTTTTTCTATAATTAAAATCTCTTTATAAGCCCACGACTTTTCAGACGCCGTATAAATAAAGAAGAAACTGTTAGGGAACTTCTTTCTCATCTCGGTCATAAATGTCGCAAAATGTGGTCTCAGCAGTTTAGACTGTAGATTATAGCAGTTGTCTAGCATCCTGTCGCACATCGTTTTGTATTTCACTAGGTTCCCTAATTGGATATTGCCGTTCTTTAATATTATGTTTCGCTTTATGATTTCCTGTATATTGTAGATGTCACACTGATAGGAACAATCGCCTATAATAGTTCCGTCCAAATCTAATAAAAATATATATGGTTCATTATTGTTATTCATTTTTAATACTATTATAATAATATATATATAATTTATATTAGAATGCCTATAACTCTCATAGCAGCACTCAAACCCACTAACTATTTAGAGTATCGCATCAATAATAGGACTGTTCGGTATGATATAGTAATGTCTAGGCATTCGCATCAACCGCAGATATGGAAGATACGGCAGCCTAGGCAGCCTAGACCGCCTAGCATTTGCTATATCAAAAAACAGTTGCCGTATCCATATTATCCTAATATAGATAAATTTTGTAGAAAAATAAAATAGAACTATACTAAGCCATCGTCAAGCCCTGCGAGCCTCTCCTTATTCTTTGTATATAATAACTCTTTGCGTTTGTCAATATAGTCTGCCATAGAACTAAAGCCATATAGTATCATTTCGTCTATCTGCTGGTTAGACAAATCTAGCCGGACACCCTTTCTATTAACGATGATATTCATAGAGTGTAGCATAGTAATATTTTGGGGCATAAAATAGTAATCTTTATCGTCGTCTTTAAGTTCGTTGATGGTTACTTGTCTAACACGCAATTTCTCAAACATCTTAAATATTTGTCGCAATATATAGAATATATTTATTTTAGTATTTGTAGGCACATATTCGTCGCGTTCTTTATACAGTATCATAGCAATAATGTTCTCTTTGGAGATGTTAGAGAATATCTTAATAGGAAAGTTATTAGAGAAAGCCCCATCGTAGTAATACTCGCCGTCTATAAGGATAGGCGTGAATATCAAAGGGATAGACATAGAAGCTTCGCAAGCAGTAAATACAGAGATGTCTGGCGTATCCTCTATAGAAAAGATGCGGTTCTCGCATCTGTTGATATTCGTGGTAGAAAAATAGAGATTAACGCCAAACCGCTGTGATACCTCTTTAAATGACAAGTCGTCTATATCGGGATACTTGATACGCAGGCGTCTCTTTAGATGCGCCATAAAATGCGTTATGGAGCACAGCCCCAGTTTAGATATAATCCTGTAATAATTCTTCGTAGGGATTACACACAACTCCTTATCATCTTTAGAATTATAAATAATCTCTTCAATCTCTTCTATACTAAGTTTAAAGGTGATAAAAAGAGCTACAAAGGAGCCTATAGAGTTCGCGGCAATATGCGTAATGTTTTTAAGCAACCCCTCAATATATAAATATCTCAACGCACCTATAAATATGACGCCTCGCATACCCCCACCGGATAAAACGAGATGCGTGATATTCAGTTTATCCATAAATATATGTATATATATATGTATATATATGTATAAGTAATTATAGGATGGTAAATTTTGTTTATATGCTATTCAATTCATTTATAGGCTGCTAGCTAATATTAGAATTATACTCGCATATATCCACATTATAATAGAGGAGCGCTTCTTTCGCCGCATTATTCTCAGCCTCCTTCTTGTTGCTCCCTGTAGATGTAGCTATAATAGCGTTGTTTCTGTCCTTAATACAGTAGGTGAATATGCGGACATTATCTTTCATCAATACTTTCACTTCGTAGAACTTAGGGGCATCTTGGAGGTTGTGCATCATATAGGATACTAGCATATCTTTATAATTGTTCTTAATCCTGATGAGTTCGCAGAAGTCTATATAGTTCTCTATGATATAGATGATAAAACTCTCAACAATAAAGTATCCGGCACCGGTTAAAGCGGATATCTTAATGGTATTCGGCAACTGGACTTTGTCGCCTTCTGTCTGGAAGTCCAGAAATAGCGCACCTATAAACGCTTCAAATATGTCCTCCATAATTTTAAAGTTATTTCGCCCACCAGTCTCTTCAACTTGCTTGGATATTATAGCAAACTTAGGGAAGCCTATTTTGTCCGACAAGTAGCCGAGCATCCGTCCATTAACTATCTTTGTCCGGATTTTAGAGAGAAAGCCCTCGTTCTGGTCTGGAAACCTAGTGTATAAATAGTTGGCTACAATCATCCCTAATAGGGCGTCGCCTAGGAACTCTATGCGTTCGTAGGACATATCTTGAAGCGGTAGGCAATCTGCCGGACATTTAACATTACTTTTGTCAAAGTCTATATTTTTCATAGTACAATAGGATTTATGGACGAATGCTACACGATACAAATCTATATTTTTAAATTCTATGCCTGCTAGTCCGTTATTGGCGAATATCTCAGCCAAGTCGGCACTCTGTAGCAGGACATTCTTGTTATTATAGGGCTGCGATTGGATGTCAATCTCTTTGGTTTTGTTATGTATCCCTTGAATACGCTTCATATTTCTATCTCTATATCCAAATCCAAGTAATATATTAATATCATTTTTTCATTATATCCTTTTATTATATAAATATTAATTGTTTATTTCTTTTAAATAGATTAAAATAGATTTACATATAGTAAAATGGCTGATTTTATAGTTCAAGATACCGAGCCTATCATAAAAGTTGATTCGCTAGGGATAGGGCTCGGCACAATACAGGATATTCAGCGGCTCTCGTTAGATGATACCGAGTATTTGGTCGTCGGCGACGGTATGGGAACCGCTAATAACAATAGCAATCAGCAGGATACAAAATGGAATATGTATGTTAATCACGACGGGGTCGCCATCAACACCTCCCGATTTATCACATCTAATTACAGGCAGCCTAATGCGTCGCTCTATGTTAATAGGAATATCCAGTGTGACGGTATCATCAACGCCCACGGCATCCAATTCAGCAACATCTCTATTAGCGGCGAGATAGGCAGCAACGCCTTAATAGACCTCATACAAAGCGTTAATGTCCTGTCGCAATCGCAGCCGTTTAAAACGGGCGTCGCTACATACTATAACAATCTCTATGATATGAAGTATCTGGTGAATAATATATATACGCCCAACTATCTAACACTAGGAGGACTTGTTGATACCAATTATAACCAGCACCCGCTCAATATCAATTCAACGCCCAACAACGACTTTAACAATATACATATAGCGCTGCGGAACGATACATACAATACGAGCACCGAGGAATTATCCAAACTTAGCATAGGTATTATTGGAGGCAGCAACATATCGCCCGCTGTTATTGCGACGACGAAAGGGATGCCCTTAGAGTTTCACATCAATAAGTCGGCGGATGAAATCAACGCCTTGTATAACAGAGAGGCGGTGCCTACCTACTTGAATGACGCGCAATTTGCCGCGATGACGATTGACAATAACGGGAATGTGTGTATCGGCAAGAATTTGGCGGCGAACATAACATATTATAAGAATGTATTATTTAACGGCGTCAGTTCTAATCTGGTTTACACCAAGCAGACACGCCTAGATGTGAAAGGCGCCGCCAAGTTTGACGATGTTATAATCTATGACAATTTTGCCAACAGTTACAAGCATATAGACGAGGTGTATATTCGTGCGGACGGCGTAGGCAGCATTCGCCCTTCGCAGATTACTGCCGGTATATTCAACGGAAGCAGTTATACATTTAATAATATAGATGTTATTGAAGCAGTTAAATCTAAATATGTGAATGCTACTACGGAATTAACGGCAGAAAGTATTGCGGCAAATAATATAACGATATCACATAATGCGACTTTTCGTGGAACCACGAACTTTGTTAATACCACCACGCTAACTATGAACCGGTTGGAGATAGCGAATGACTTGGTTATTGGGGGTATTCGTGTCAATCCTATAAATATTAGCGACGAGACATTAGGATATACGACGATTACTAGCGATACCAATACGGCTGACGGGGTTAATAAGTATTTTTTCACATACGTTCATAGTAATATTGCGAACCTTGACGCTAACCGCAATATCAGTTTTCCTAATAAACTGAGCGTTGGCGCGAATACAGGAGAAGGGTTTGGTGGCGTGGTGAATATATTTAAGACGAGGAGTTCTAACAATAACTTTGAGGTTATCCTACAAGAGAAGGTGAATGACGACAAGTTTATAGCCAATATCGGGCATCTTTCATACTTAGACTTCTATGATAATAGCCTTTTAATAAACACAAATGCCGTTGAAGGCAAGCACCATAATATGTATTTTTACCCGTCGTTTGATATATCCAAGTTGGAGAATAATGTGTTTCGCCCCAACCTGTTAAATACGCCGCCGATGCTGTCAATAACGAATACGGGGCTTGGGGTGAATACTAAATTGCCGCACGAAGGTATCCACTTAGATATTAACGGCAAAATTGCGGCGACCGACTATTTGCTATATAAGGACGATGTGCTAACGAAGATGTCGGGGTTTGTTTATAATGGCTCTAAGAATTACTTTAACATTTATAATGAGAATACTTATAAATATTGTATAAATTACGACAATATTGGGGCATACTCGACGAAAATGCGGGGATTGAATGTTAAGTTTGGGATTAATAGTGATGCCTATTACCAGAATGACAAAATTATAGAAACTCTACAGGTCACAAACAATCCCAGCAGTTTTTATACGAATAAGAAGATATCGCTAGGGTGGAGCGGTGAGGACGTGCACCTGCCTCTACAGATACGCAATACGAATATAGAGGATTACAATCATTCTATCATAAGGATATATCGGGGCGTTCGTGGCGGCGGGCTCCACAATAACGCTGATTTCAGCGGGCTAGATATTTGCGAATACGACAGGGATTTAAGGGCTGATAGGGATTTGGATAAATGGTTCATTTATAAAAACCACAAATATAATGATATTGATTCGCGAGATGTCGCCCGAATTGGACCACTACAGATAGGATATACAGACAAGACGATAGAGCCGACCTCATTCGGTATGTCTATGTATTACAATACGCTTAACTCTAATTACCATATTGATTTCAACAATCCTAATGTATCTTACGATTTTCTCAAAGAGGACAAGAATGTCGCCGTCTCCATTTATGGCGATTTGGATGTCTATGGTAATATCAATATTGTAGATAGGGGTGATACTAGCAATAACTACAACTTTCGCCTTAAACGGCTAGAGGGGCTAACGGAATTAACAAAGTATATTGATGTTGTATCTGTCTCTAATATTTTGTATAAAAACATTATAGATTATAATGATATTGAATATTCGGGCAAGAATATTGTCTTTAAGCCCACAAAATCTATTGTGGTGGACAGCATAGTTAATACGGATATCCCTTTTGTAGTTAAACAGAATAATGATGGGCTATCGGTTGCTAAGTTCATAACCTATACATCTAATGTGCTTAGCAGCGGCAGCGGCAGCAGCGGCGACGGTATTAATCATAATCGGGATTACTCAGCAATAGAATTGGGTATTTATAAGTTCAACGACTTTAATGCTAGTTATGACAAGGACGCTACGAATATTAAGAATATGGTTCAAATCCTCGTATCTAATAATAACAATATACAGACCGATAATACAAATTTAACTTTCAGTTATTACAAGAATGACAGCAACAACGATTTCTATCATCCGTTTGTGGAGTTTAACAACAGTTTCTCAAAGACCTACATGCATCTAGGGCAGGGCGAAAGCGGATACAATAGCAATATCAGCTTACACATAGACGATGACAACAAATACGGGCTACAACTAACCAACAGTTTCAATCCTGTTAAAATAAATATGGTTAATATTGCTGGAGACCGCAACAAATACAGCACTATATCTACAGGAGGCGCTAACAACAACTATCGTTTCACCATAGATGCCGCAGTAGTCGCCGCTGATACCGAGCCGGTTGATAGCGAACTGCTTAACATATTAACGATAGACCCCTACACGACTGGTATCAATTTGCGAGATGGCGTTAGATACGGCTTTAACGAAACCGAGCCTCAGCAGACTATGTCTATAAATAGCGAGTATGACGAGCAGACTATGCTGATAAACGCCAGATATACGAAGGATTACATATATAGCAGAGTATCCGTTAATACTAGTAATTTGGTTTTGACGAAGCCGATGGCTGCGGGAGCGGCGGACTATTGGGATAATAGCACGAAAACATATAGCACTACATATAACAATAGCATATCGCCGGTATTTGTGCCGACCTATGACATATTTGGGAGTAATTTAGAGAGCGGCAGCAGCAGCATCACGAACGCAGTCGTTTATAAGACGCTAACAGCAGTTAAGAAGATAACCTATTTATCTATCCATTCTAATATAGATTTAACATACAAGTTTAACGATACAAACGCCAATATCATCAACACGGATTACAAGGCGACCGACATTATAATAGATACGACGCCGACATATAGGATTGATTTTAACAAAGAGAATATGCCCGAGAATGATAGGCAGTTGTTTAGCATCACGCCATTATTGTCAGACACCAGTAATGTAATTATAGGGCTGGACGAGATGCGGCTGGTAAATAACCAGACCTCTAATATATTTAATATAACCTTAAATAACAACATCATAAGCAAGAACTACTATTTCTCTTGTATCTTTAACAATATCTATAATGTCCCTTCGCATTTATTGGGTATAACCACATCTAATACCGTATTCACATCTAACTATAGGATGGTTGTGGATACTACTAGAGGTGTCTCTAGCAATATCATATCGGTTAATAACGAGATATACAGTTATTTGCCGAATGTTAATAATGCTACAAAGAATATATCCAAGGTATTTGTTAATAAAAATGTGATAAAACTAGGCGACTTCAATTCGCTATCTAATGTCTTTGTGGATGCGACGACATCCAATATAGTCTGCTATAATTATACGAGCGGCACTAGCACCGCATACAGTTATAAAGGACGGTTCGCCATACATCGCACAAACACCTTGAGTATCAACAGTTCTAATATTCTTCCAAATACGCTTACAAACAGCAACTATATCTTGAATTACACTTCAAATATTAGATATGTGAATGCGAATGCTAGCGCGGGCACCTATAACAATATATCCAATATCATAAATATAACAACATCTAACGAGATAGTGGACGGTGCCTATGATACCGAGTTAATATATGCGTCATCAAACATACAAATAAACGATGAGTTTTCGCTATATGGGGCTGGTCTAAGTAATTCCATTATTATAGACGAGTATTTCAGGCATTATACTCATAATAGTAATATCAATATACAACTGACGAACTTCAACAAGACCAACTTGAAACCGCATATAATACTAGGGAACAGCGTGAAGGACGACTATACAGACCGCAACAGTCTAATAAACGAGATATACAGTTATGACGGCAATCTGCTGATTAATTACAGCGATAATCAATTCATACATCCGCAGTTGCTTATAGACAAGCTAGGTAATATACAGTTTTATGGCGATGTGAAGACGAGTAATGACTTGTATATTAGTGGGAACATCTTTAATGTGGGAGGCAAGAATGTCATAGAAGACCTAGACAGAAAAATATCAAGTCTAGGGACGAACAATTGTAATTTACTATTAGAGAGTTTCCAGATGTTGAATACGGATATACAATTTAAAGATATAAGTTTAAGTAATTATGTTTTTGCTACGAACAACAGATTAGTAGCGAGAGGCACTTTGGACGACCAGAACTCTAGCAACTATGTCCTCAGCACAAGTAATATGTTGGTAGCTCATATAACTCTTAACGACCAGAACTCTAGCAACTATGTCCGTTCTACAAGTAATATGTTGGTATCCCATATAGCCCTGAACGACCAGAACTCTAGCAACTATGTCCGTAGCACTAGTAATATGTTGGTATCTCATATAGCAGCTAACGACCAGAATGCTAGCAACTATGTCCGTAGCACAAGTAATATCTTTGTATCCCTAACATCCCTGAACGACCAGAACGCCAGCAATTATATTCGCAACACAAGTAATATGTTGGTAGCCCATATAGCAGCTAACGACCATAATGCTAGCAACTATACGCTCAGCGCTAGTAATATTATATCTAGACGGATTACCAATTTAACGACCGATATGATAAATGAGAATGTGTGGGGCGCGAAGAAGTTTATCATTAATAATGCCTATGACAATAACCTAAGCGTCTATGGTAATTTAACGGTAAGTTCTAATTTGATAGTTTTGGGTGCTAGCACAACTCTAGAGACCGAAGTATATACAACAGAACGGCTAGAAATAACGAACGCCAACAACACTACACGGGCGCTGGTGATTAAACAGAACGACGCAATTAACGATATTATACAGGCGTCTAACAGGGACGGACAAGTATTCGCTTTGGGTAATAATGGCGATGTTAGGATATCAGGTGAGTATATAAGGAGAGGACGGGATGTCGTGATGGATACGAGCAATTATGTAAGGACGACTAGCAATATATTTTCCAAGAATTTATTAGATAATGTAGCGTATCTAAATGACACTTTGCGTATTAGCGATAGGCATAATAGCAATTATATATTGGCGTCAAGTAATAACTTGGCGTTCTCAATCAATAGCATTAAGTCTGCGTGGGTGATAACAACAAGTAATGTGTATAGTTTAACGAATGTATCTATAGGGACGGCGAGCAACATAGATACGCTAACGGTTGATGGGGCTATTATATGTTCTAAGGGTATTACTACATCTTTTTCAGACAATAGGTTAAAAAATTATACATCTAACATAGCAAACCCTATTGATTTAATAAATCGGCTGAATGGCTTCCATTTTGTCCCGAATGATTTGGCGATGAATTACGGTTTCACAAAAACCCCTGATGTGGGACTGAGCGCTCAAGAAGTCCAGAGCATTCTTCCAGAGATTGTTAGACTGGCTCCATTTGATATGAAAAGAGATACATATAATAATATAGTATCTAAGAGCGGCGATGACTTTTTAACTATTTGCTATGAGAAGATGGCGCCTTTATTTGTGGAGGCAATAAAGGCTCTTAAAAAAGAATTGAATGAGTTGAGAGAGGAGGTTGCTGAATTACGAGCGGCTAATGAGAGACGAGGTTAATTGCGTGGTGATAGGAGTGTTGGAAATTCTGTTATACTATTTTGTCTTGCTAATTGCTGTCCTTCATCTCCTAGTGCTTGAGAGAGGTTCTTTGTTGTCCTTGTAAGACTTGATGTGTTTGACCTGATGCTAATGCTAACACTCCTGTGGGTGTTAATGCTTGCCCTGCTTGTTCTTTAATACTTCCAAAAATATTAAAACCTGATTTAAAACTGTCTTGTAATCCTGCTGCCGCTCCTGATATTGCGTGTACTTGTCCTCTTACTGCGTTCTCTGCATCTTTTGCTGCTTCAGTTGCTGCTTCAGTTGCTGCTTTTCTTTGTGCTGCTAATTGTTCTCTTACTGCGTTCTCTGCGTCTTTTGCTGCGTCAGTTACTGCTTTTCCTTGTGCTGCTAATTGTTCTTTTCTTTGTTCTACAGCTCCTGCTGCCGCTCCTACTGCTGCGTTTGTTTGTCCTTGTACTGCTTCTAATGGATTTAATAGTCCTTCTTTAGCCGTTGTATCACTTTCAGCAACAGCGGCATCCGCAGCATCGGCAGCGCCAACAGGAGCAGCAACAGCAGCAACAGCAACAAAAGCAGGAACTGACGCAGCAGCCTTCTTATCAGTCTTTTCACCAGCCTTCTCATCAGTCTTTTCACCAGCCTTCTCATCAGTCTTTTCATCAGTCTTCTCATCATCAGGAACATCATCATCAGCCTTCTCAGTATCAGGAACATCATCATCAGCCTTCTCAGTATCAGGAACATCATCATCAGTATTCACATTTGTCTTAGCTTTCTTATCAGTCTTTGTAACAACCGCTCCACCTGCTTCACCAGCTCCACCAGCTTCACCAGCTTCGCTACCTCCACCATCCTTCACATCCTTGCTAATTTCAAGTTTTACAACAACTTCTAGGGCTTGTTTGAATTTTGCGAGAATATCTTCAACATATAGATTTTTCTCTCTGTTAAAATGTTCGCGCAACATCGTATATATATCATATAGTTCTTTACGGAACTCTAGGACATCTTCTTTGGTAGCCGTATAATATTCTCTATCTATGACATGCATATGTTTATAGACAAACATCTTTAAAAACCTGTAAGAGGACAATATACATATTATATCGTTCTTTGTTATTAATTTAATATCAAATTTAACCTTCCGCTCGTCTATATAAGGCAGTTGTTCGTATATGTTATTTTGCAACTTGTCGCTAATATCTTCCATTTTAGACAATATTAATTTAACATTATCATCATAAACTCTCTTAATATACTTGTTCGGCTGTGTATCTTCGGTATTGCTAGGAGGCTCTACAAAAATTTTAAATTCTAGTAAATCTTCTATCTTCTTTTTTAATTTCTCGCTTTTTCTTATTATGGTCTCTTTATAGGATACCATAAATTGGATAAGATTATTGTATTCATCGCAATCTATAATACTTAAAAACAGGTTTTCTTTGTTATTCATATTACTAAATCCCTCGCTATTGTCATCTTTCTCATCGATGTTTTTAAAAAACTCAAAGGTCTCAACGACCTCTTTAAAAAATACGACGAGCCTTTCGTAGTCAAGGGTATTGGATAGGTATGTCAATTCGTCTATGGCGTCAATAACAATATTGTGATGCTCTATATAATTTTTGTAATCAACATGGTCTTTTCCTAAAAATAATTCTAAACTCATTATATATTCAGTTAAACCCTTTTAATATTATTATACATATAAAATTATATAAAACTTACATTACTTTTAAGTTTATAAGAGGAAATATGAGTGTTGCTAAGAATGTGTCTGGTAAGAAAATTAAGGAGTGCATGTCGGCGATTGAGGATGACAAGGAATATACGCTAGATGATACTAAGAAGGCTGCTGTTGCGGCTTTTAAAGATGCCCTAAAGTTGGGGCAAGGTAAAAAGCGGGCTGTGAAGGTTGATGGTGATGGCGTGGTTATCAAGAAAGCACCTAGCAAGTATAACTTGTATATTAAGGATGAGATGGCTCGTTTAATCAAGGAGAACCCTGAAAAGGAGAGAAAGGAGCTGATGAAACTTGCGGCTATCAATTGGAATGAGAGCAAGGCTGCTGTAGCGGGAGCGGCGGGAGCGGCTGGTGATGGTAGCGGTAGCGATGTTGCGGCGGCTGCTGAGTAAAGCAAGGCGGGAGCGGCGGCAGCGAAGCGGCGTAGCCTTATTCTTAAATACTTTTATTTTTTTATAATATTAATATTTATATATAATAAGTGTAAATGTCAATAAAGAGGTTATCAATAAAAGGGTTAATAAAAAACCCTAAATTTGCTAGTGTATACAAGGATTACGATAGGCTATCTGTAGATGATTATGGTGGTTTATTAGTATATCTGTATAGCGGGCGCACAGGCAAATGGGAGAACCCATTAACACATGTGGAATTAAAGAGGAATAGTAATATAATATTAAGTTTCTTGTCATTCTGCTATTACAAGTTAGACGACGGCTCTAAAGTTGATATTAAAGGACACTTTCTAACTTACAAAGAGCATGTTTTAAATTTTATAGATGAAATCTATTTATACGAGGAAGACAGGAAAGCGACAGCGGCGACAGCGGCGACAGCGGCAGTTGCTAGAGCACGCACATCACTCTCGGCACTCTCGTCAGCTACCGCACGCTCTCCATCACCTGCTAGACAAGCCGCCACACGGAGAGCGACAGCACAGCCAGCCGCTAGAGGACCTATGCCTATAGTAGATAGAGGACCTTTTCCGACAATAGCCCCAGCGGCAATAGCCCCAGCGGCAATAAAGGCACGCTCTCCATCACCTTCTAGAGGCACAGCACAAGCAGCACGGGGAGCGCCAGCCCAGCAAGCCGTGCCAGCCGCGCTAGCGGCAAAGTCCAGTTCTTCAAGCGGCAAGATGAGTTATTCGCCAACAGCATCATATAAGGCAGCAAAAAGCATAATAGAAATGAATGACACCGCTAATAGATTGACAAAAGAAGAAGCGTTGAATTTTGTCAAGGAGTTGCGAGCACTAAAGAAGGGTAAGACGCCCGCACAGATGAAGATGCTTACGATAAAAAACCCGATAACAAGCGCGCGAATAGGATTAAAAGGTCAGGCTTTCCAGAGGCTAATGCACAAACTCTATAACTACGATGACGAGGGCTTGAAGAAGGCAATTCTCAAAGTGGTTTCTAAGAACTTTTTGGACGATATAAACAGACATATAAATGACATTAAGACCGGACAGAATACGGCAGCCGAGAAGAAAAAGGCGGCAGCACTAAAAGCCGCACAGGAGGCTAAGGCAAAGGAGATTAGGATGCGTGAGGTGAATAAGCAGAAATGCGAAGAATATATAGCAGGTTGTATAAAGGATTTTCACAAACGCTGCGACGAATTGGAGGCGGCGTGTGATGCTAACGGCGTGCTTAGCAGTTATTCTTTTATAACGAATGTGGTTAATGCGATTGTCGTCGTCATTTTAACAAAGTATTTACATTTAAATTATTATTATGACGATTTGTTTTCAAACTATAAATACGACAATCCCTTACCAATCTGGTTAATTATGTTTGACGACGAGATGAAGAAATATTGCGATAACAAAAGGATTAATCCCGTAAATGAAATGATTGATTACGCTTTCAATAAAGGAACTGTGGTATATCAACATAACGATTTTAAGTTGAATGTAACGAAGGGGGTGCTTGACAATATAGAGAGAACTAACGAAGCATATTCTATAAACACCTTGTTAAATCGCCAATATATATTTGATATGAGAAGAAAGGATTGGGACGATAACGGGAGACGCCCAAGAGATTTACAGTTTATCACACCGACGCTAACCTATAATCATTTTAACGAGTTAGATACTAGGAAATTTTCTACATTCCCTTTTCCCTCGCTCCAATTCCCGCATACGCTACACTACGCATTACAACAGTTCAGTTTTAGACCATTCAAGTATAATGTTACGAATAGTGGGCTGCCCCGAACCGTTTTTATCGCTACGACAGACGCTATATTAAACACATACAAGCCGTTTAGCGAACTTATAGGGGAGATTAATGAGAGGCTCGCAAAGATGCCTCGTATAACAGGGATAGCGAAGGAGGCTACGGTTAGACACGCATATTATGAAGGTGTATTAAAGGGTATGGAGGGACAGTCTTTTGGCAGTAATGATGAGATACGGCGTAATATATTGTATTCGCTGAACGCCCAGACACCTGATTATGTTGATAGAGCATATAATTACTACCAAAACATCTTCTTTAACCAAGGATATACAGGGATGTTCCCTATATTCACTTGGGTTCCTTGTAAAATAAAAGGCACAGGTGCGGCGAACAGTATTTATAATATGGTAAATCACAGTTTGTGGCAACCTTATGGAAGCAAAAAGAACACCGAGTTTCAAAAACTAGGGAACGCTTATAAGAACCACGGCGTTGCTCCGTGGAGCAAGATGTTGAATGAGGCAATTTACAAGGTTATAACGAAAGTCCATAGTTCGGTGCTAGAAATTCCTAATACGCCACAAGATAGGGAAAGGATGCTAATGAGGGTTATGGATACTATAGGTGTTTATAAGAGTATGGATATAGACCCGCAGTATGCTAATAATAACCTGTATTTCTACCACGGAACCGCTAACCGATTACACACTATGAAAGACCGAGATAATGACATACAGATACTGGGCTTTTTATCTACCAGTCTCAACATTTATACGGCGTCATATTACTGCGAAGTAGTTACAAAGGGACAAGGCTATATCTATATAATAGAGACGGACGATAAGCAAGGCTATATAAACTTGAACGACCAGTTATACCAGTATATCCTGTTGCCAAATACTATAATAAGGATACTATACGAGTTTGAATACGGGGCTATAACAATAATTTTGTGCCGTTTAATTATGACGCCTACGAAAGAAGAGAATAACGCTTTGTATGAGAACTTACTAGGTATGTTTCCGGCTGATGCTGGGGCTGCTGCTGGTCCTGTTGCGGCTTCTGGGGCTGCTGTTGCGGCTGCTGGCGTTGGCTCGTCTGGTTCTTCAGGGTCGTCGTCAGGGTCGTCTAGGGCTGCTGGGGCGTCGCCTAAATTGTCAGGAGGTCTTCACAGTATGAATGGTATGTACGCTATCGCTGCTAACGCTGCTACCGCTGCTAACCCTAAGGCTATTCGCTCCCTGATGGCTAAACAAGGACGCTTTACTGCTAACGCTGCTCACGCCGCTAACGCTGCCTCGCATAGCGATACTAAGAATATCATAAAGCCGAAGGCTGATATGCGTAAAATCGGCAATATGCCTGCTGATATTCGTGAATACTACGGTTTAACTCTTACGGAGCAGAATAAAAACGAGAAGGTTGATATAAATAATGGCTGCTATGTTAGAATGATTAGCAGAAAGGTAGTTGATAGGATGCTAGCGGACAGGGTTTAACTATTGAAAGGACTAGCTGCTCTCTAGGATATATATTATTTTTCTTATTAATTATAATTAAATAATCTCTATAATATATTAGAATATACATTATGGGAGACGCATACAATTTTGATAGAATAGTTAGAGCAACTGGAAAAGCTACTAGGAGAACATTAAAGGCGTTTACACCAGATGTTATTTTAGACTTGCCTAAAAAATTAGCAGAAAGACAAGGGAGAAAAGATAATGCAATAATGGATAATTATTATAAGACAGTAAAAGTAGCTAGAGCAAATGAGGCAGCATTAAAAGGTAATTTAACATCATTAATTGAAGAAAGAGAAGATAATAAGGGTCAAATTGAATTACTTCAAAAGAAGGTTATAGCATTAAGTTCATCTGTTCCTAGGACGACTAGACCTAGTGGAAAGCCTTCACATAGTGCTGCAGCACGCGCTGAAAGAGCAAAAACAAAGATAGCAACCGAAATAGCCGGTGCTTTAACAAAAATAACAGAACGAGCAGCAATAGTAGGAAAAATAGATACCACGATAGATACTGTAGTAATGAATTCAATATTAAATGATAAAATGGTAGCCGAAGATATGAGACGAAATGGACCTATAACTAGAAATACAGGGAGGCAAAATACTCTTACGCAAGTGGTACTTAGAGACCAAAAAGTGAGAGGGATGATTAAAGGTTTAAAAGGTGGTGTTAAAACGAAAGTATATAAGAAGGTTGTTAAAAAAACTACCAAGCCAGTCGCGAAGCGTCCTTCTACCAAGCGTGTCGCAAAGCGTGTCGCAAAGCGTCCTGTTGCGAGGCGTGCGTAAATAAATGGCGTAGCCGCAATATTTGGGGGCGATATATTTTCCTTAAGTAGCAGGAGATTATATAAGGGCTACTAGAAGTTGTTGAATAAACTAACAGGGTTTTATTTTTATAATGTTATATATATAATAGAATATAGACCTAGTAGTAGTGCTAGACCTAGTAGTGGTAGTTGGGCTGACAGTTTTTGGACTACTACTAGGAGAGGTAATGATAGTAACGCAGTTACACCGGAACAAGCACAAGAATATATTAGTCGTTTCATTACGCAAACACCAGAAACCATTCAAAGAAGTGAACAATATAAATCTCATGCTAGAATGATGAGTGCTCTAGAAAAAGAACATGAACCACGGGAAACTAGAACTTCAGCCAGAATTACAGCAGAAGAAAGAAAAAAAGGATTAGAGAGAGTTCAAAGTGCGGTATTGAATAGAATATTAAACGCACAGGGTAGTGCAAGAAAGCCTGACGGACAAATAAATAGAAAAGAGGTAAGTAGGCAATTATATGACCCATCGTATTCACATATGAAAGACCGCTTAGCAGTTTTGAGTGAAGATGTTGAAACTGATAAATATAATGATAATTTGCGTATTAATGCTTTTGATTTAACAAGCGCAAATTTAGCTATACAAAAAGAAGAAAGAAAAAAACTATTGTTGCAAAGAGCACAAAGAGAAAAAGAAAAAAAAATGAACCGGTATACAGATGGCGGATATACTAAATTAACTAAGATGGGATTATTAGCAAGAATAATGAATATTAAAAAGAAGGCGGCTAAAGCGAAGGCTAAGCCTACTGTTCGCAAACCCACCAAGCCTACCAAGCCTATCGCCCGCAAACCTACCAAGCGTCCCACCAAGCCTACAGCACGAAAACCCACAATAGTTCGTCGTAAGTAAGCGATGATACCCTAAAAAGATACCCTAAGGATACCCAAAGGATACCCAAAGGATACCTTAAAGGATACCTTAAAGGATACCTTAAAAGATACCTTAAAAGATACCTTAAAGGATACCTTAAAGGATACCTTAAAAGATACCCTAAAGGATACATTGAAAGATACCCTAACACATTAATTCTTTTTATTTTATCTTCACAGAGGTTATGAATGGATACTAGCAAGACCAGCAAGAAATACCTAAACGCCAACCGTGAGCCCTTAATGCGAAAGTATAAAAGGCTGCTTAGTATATATGCCGCATCCTGCGAGGATATATCGCAGAAACAGAATATACCATACGCATATTATGTTAGACATATGCGGAAGCTCATCGTATTATTACAATTCATACACCAAATATATCGTATAACATTTAAGAAAAATATGCCGCAATTCAATATGTTTGATGCGATAACTATGAGAAGATATGCGGATGCCGAGAGAACATTTGCGGACTTCGTGTATTTCTCCGCACCAATCACGCAGGATAACATAATAACCCGCATCAACAATATTAATATGTCGCCAATCGCATATTACAATTACAATTTACCTGCGAACCCTCAGTATATCGTGAAGTTCTCTCATAGTAGGTCGCAGAGTTATGGCGGACGAGGCGGCAGCGGTAGCGGCGACTACAACGAGTATAACGAGAAGATATTGTATTCAACGATATTACACAGGGCTATTAGGATAGCGTTTAAGGGGAACAAAATAGCCTTTAACGATGAGCCAGAGATAAAATATACGGACGGCAAGACATACCTAGCATACTCTAAGTATATGTCTATATTACCATCGCATATAACATTAAATATTTTGGATTTTGTAGAGGACGATAAGCATATTATCCCGTTCTTCGGGGATAACATAAGAGGACTGCTACGCTCCATCAATCAATTACACGCCAATTTCAGGGAAGACTATGAGATTACTAGCGACAATCGGGGATACGAAAAGCAACTTAACGACATTAAAGGATACACCGACGACAATACCATAAGAACCATATTATATACTATAAATAATAACAATTATAATGCCGCTAACCTCGGGAACCTCGGGAACCTCGGGAACCTCGCTAACGCCGCTTCACCTGCGTATTATTACTGGTTCAGGTATAATTCGCCTTTGCCTGCGATAACAATTCTGGATACCCATACATATATATCGGGCATTCATACATTTCAGCCATTTCATATAACACCCGCGCGGTTATTAAGTATCACACAGTATTACATAGGTTCGCAAGAGCCTTACAGCAGGATTGTTAATAGTGCTATACAGAACTATATAGCGAATGGCGTGGTTATGGAGAAAGCCGCCTATAAGAGGGTTAGGTATTTGCTAAAATTTTGTGCGGACGCAAAGCATAACCCAGAGCATAACAAGAGACCTATATATGTTTTTCACGGAACCCATAAGGATTTTCATAGTTCGCAAGGCTCACAGGCTACACGCAGTTCGCAAGGCTCACAGGCTACACGCAGTTCACAAGGCTCACAGGCTACACGCAGTTCGCAAGGCTCACAGGCACCGGACTTGGTTTTAACATCCTTTTTATCTTGTACTTTCAATATCAGCATAGCGTTAAGATACGCATTTGAGAATATACGGAATAGCGGCTCAGTATATATATTGGAGATTAAGGATGGTATAGATTATATCAACTTTAATGACGACCTATACCAAATCATATTACAGCCAAGCACCAGAGTAATAGTGACGAACACTCTGGTAGTAGGAGGTGTTAAATATAATTTATGTAAAGTTCATAATACGCCAAAGGAATATATGGATATATTATACAGGAATATCTTTAAGGGAGGCAAGAAGCGGCTATATAACATAAAGGACTTTAAGATATACTCTGGTAAGTCGGCGTATCCTGCTGCGATAGCGAGAGATGCTACCGCTTCTGCTATCGCTACTGACATATCCTCAGTATGTCTAGGAACACAAATAAACGAGGATATTATACCAAATTCATATTTTAATGTTAAATATACACTTCATCAGCATTTTATATGCGACTGCTATAAGTTTTTTAATATTAATGTGGTAGATTATGCTATATATTATGATGCCGCCGGCTCCGGATTTTACACAGGATATAATAACGACCCAACATACGAACCTATCACAACCCGTAGCAGAGACTATGGGCGTTTTAACTATAACTTTGACAACCTGTTTATAGACAGCCTATTACTGAATGAAGATGCGTTGTATCCGCAAAACTATATGAAGAATACAAAAAGAAGATTTGAGTATCGCCTAAGTTCTCTTAGAAACACAGGGCTATTTGATTACGAAGGCTATAAGAAGATAAACTTTAACGCAGTCGCTACCGCTGGTGCCGACCATAAATATCTAGATATACTTAGAGAATACATATCAAGAAACGAAGATAGGTCAAGCCTATTTATTACTGATATTACGAGGGACTATATGAGGATGTGTATCAGCAATAATATCCCCTACTTAAGGGATTTTAGAGACCGCTTCGTGGATATTCTAAGAGACGGCTATATAGATTTCATAGGAACCAATATGCGAATAGATGATACCACGGAGGAATACGAAGACCTAGTAGGGATGTTTAGGGAACTTGCCGCATATTTAAAGAAGACAGCAGAGTATTATGTGGTTAATATGGAGAACGGCGACATATATAAGGAGGTTGAGCCGTTTATATATGAAGCGACAGCAGTAAAGGCTACAGGAGGTAAGTTAGGGATGCTTAGTAGTAGGAGGATGGTAGCGAAGGAAGCGGCGACAGCAAAGGATAAGACGACGAAGGCTATTAATGCTGAGGCTATTAAGGTTAGACCGCTTTCGCTGCTATCGCCGCTATCGCCGCAGCCTTCGTCGCCGCTATCGCCGCTGAGCCCGCCTAGCGTCCTGAGCGTGCCTAGTCCGCCTCTAACAGATAACAATAATAAAGGCTATGTGATGCCTTATGATGATTTTGTAAAAATAATAGATAAGTTTCGTATTGCTAATAACAGATAAAAAATAATTATAATAGTTCTATAATAGTATAGATAGAGAGACGCTATGGATATTTATATTAAGTATCTTGTAATATCCGTCGTGCTTGTATTTTTAGATTTTATATGGATATCCTTCAATATGGTCTCGTATTCTAATACCATTCTTAAAATACAAAAGACCGAGTTAGAGCCCCGCATAGAGCACACAATCATCGCCTATATTATCATATTATTCTCTGTAATATATGTCGCCATCCCTTTCACGGTTCTAAATATAAAAGCCAAGGACGATGCTAGCATAGAAAGAAAATTATTAAAATCTCTTATGTATGGAGGCGCTGTGGGTTTCTCAATATACGGCATATATAACTTCACATCGCTAGCGATATATAAGGATATGGATGTGTCTGTAGGTATTCTAGATACCCTATGGGGCACAACATTATATACCTTGGCGACTTTCACATATCTGTTGTTGCCTGAATAGGCTTGGCTTGCTAGGCTGCCTGAATAGGCTTGGATTGCTAGGCTGTCTGCCTGAATAGGCAGCGCTGTCTGCCTGAATAGGCGAGAAGGACTACAAGGAGACCTCAAACAATTGAGACCTCAAATAATCCGCTTTGCGAACCCTGAGAAACTATCGTAGGTTCGCACCAATATACATTTAGCCCTTTATCTAATATTGCTTTGTTTAGCCACAAGTTTATAGGTAATGTTATAGGGCACGCTAATGCCGCCGTCGCTCCCATTAGGGTCGCTGCTTCATAGTAATCGCATATTTTCTTAGCACAACTGCTAGTAATAACATAACTGTCTGTAGCCCGTGTATAGGGGTTTTTATAAATGTGTTTATTTTCTTCTATGACCTCTTTGTTGATATGTAGGTTATACCCACAGCCAATAAATAACATATCGTATTTGTTAGTATCGCTCGCAGCATTCGCATCGCTCACTCCGTTCGCACCTTTACAGTCGTTGGCTTCATTCATATATTTCTCTAGTATCTCATAAAAATCATCACCCAATATAACATCATCTTCAAATATTAAAGCGGTCGCTTCGTCTGCTTTGCTTGCTTCGCTTTCTTTAGCGATTAACTGATAAACATAAATGTGCTTCAAGAACAAGGACATTAAGGTTCTTTTATAATCCTTAGCAAATGGTCTGCTTTCTTCTTCGGTTATCTCCCTAGCATCAAACTTCTCTATGAACTCAAAGTTATATATGTTATGCTTTCTAAACTGTTCTAATATGTGCTTCTTCCGCTTGGATAAATTGCTGCTATGTAATACATATACTTTCATACTTAGAGGTGTATAATAGATATACAAGAATGCTTCGCAATATATCAATTTTAGTAAAAATAAGTATTACGAAGCATTCTAGCGACCTTTACGGGCTACTTTGCTAATCACGCCGCTGCCGCCGCTACGAAAGAACAGATAATAAATAGCATATAAGACGCCTATTACCAATCCTATAATAATGAGTATATATACGACCATACCGGCTATTCCTGCGGTTCGGCTAACCTGACAATATAGCGTCTCATCTGTTAAAGGACACTTCTCGACATTATTAGAGCCTACATTACTCATACTCATAGAAGCCGCTGAACCTCCAGAAAGTAATGCGCCGCCTACGGCACCTGCGGTACCAGCTGTAAGAACGCCGTTAGAGTTAGCAGCGCCTCCGGCTCCGCCTGCTCCGTCAGCAGCACCTGTGCCGTCAGCCGCACCACCACCCTTACCTTTGCCGCCTCCCTTAAATCCTTCTAAAAACAACTCGCCTATATTCACACCAGTTAATACCATCCTTTATATACTATATAATCTACCTATTATATAATGATATTTATTATTTTTTCTTAGTGTTTAAAAACAAAGCAGGTAAGAAAAACAGGACTACTAGGAAAGCAAAAGCGGCAAAGTAATTTATGCGTTCGCGCAAGCCGCCGCGTTCGCTCTTATTCTTTCTTCGTGATGAGCCGCCGGCTCCGCTACCACGACCGCCTCCTCCACCGCCACCGCCTCCTCCCTTAAATGCTTCAAGTTCTTCTAGTAGCATCATATTACTTTATTATAGAGTATAATATATTTCTGCTATATTAGTAGAATTAATATTTTATGATGAATATATTAGAAACATTTATTATTGTCTTCACAATAATACTATCAACGATAATAATATTGTGGCATATTCACAATCTAAACGACCATCACTTAGGGATAGGCTCTAACACGGCTACGCTTTTAAATATAAATTACAAGGAGCAGACTAAGGGAGCGGGAGCGGCAGCGACGGCGGGCACCTGTTCTACAGGTTGTGACTCAATAGACCCTGTTAGCGACCCTAGATATAACATGCAGCAAATCATCAAGCAGTCTATTTTATTAGAGGAACATCTAACAAACAAGAACAAGAGGTGCCGTGATTGTATCACGAAGCATTTTCTACATATAATAGGACTAGCAGAGGAGGCACAGATGCTGGCGACCAACAAGATAGACAAGTATCCGCTAATCAACCAATCAGTAATACTCTATAATGAACTCTTTAAAGTATGGATAAAAAATAAGAACTTGAATGGAAAGGACGAAACATATATATTGTATTGCACTGATAAACTGAGAGACCACCGCAAACAACTAATAGTTATCTATTTCTTTAACGAAAAATATAATATTGGAGAAAAAGATGATAAGCATACGCCTAGCGACCATACGATGTATTAGAAAAGGATATAAGCGTATCTTGTATATAGATTAGGGGCACCCGCCTAAAGGCTGCCTAGAGGCTGCCTATGGCTGCCTAAGATTGTATATAAGGTATCGTTTTGTTTTCAACAGCCGTATCTATCACCTCCATAATTTCTAGGTAGGTTTGTTTGTGTGCTTCGTAATGCTCGGGGTGTATTTCAGACACCAAGTTTATATTAGGGAAAGCAAAAGGGAATGTGGTAGCGTAGGAGTTTATAGACGAATAGAGGGCGACATCAGCGACCACTTGGAACGGACAGTTTGTAAAGTTATATTTATTATTTTTAAAGTATTTGCCGACCAGTATCTTAGCACCTTCTCGGGATATAATATACATACCTGTAGATGGTAATAGGTATCTCCATTTAATAAACCGCATATTATGGGCGACCGACAGTTCATACAGGGTTTTAACAGTAGCCCCGTATAAAATCAGCAACTGAACCAGTTGAGCGTCAGGGGGCAGTTCGCTAATCAACTTGTTATAATTGATATCAAAAGGTATCACTATGTCATCTTCCATTACCACGAACCACTCGTTGTCAGCGACCTTAAGCCCCTCAATCATCGCCTTAATATGGCTGGATATACAGGCGTATTCATATTCGCACCGGACGCATCCTGGGTGCTTACAGGTTAAAGGACGCTTATCTTCTAGCACCTCCTCAAAGTCCTTTGGTGTTATAGCAGGTATCCTTACATTTTCTAACTTATTGTTTTTAAACTGTTCTTCCATAAATGCTCGTCGGTCGTTAGCGGTAGTAGCGACGCCGACACCAGTCTTATCTATATTAATCCAGTAATGCTTCATATGTGGTCGCTAGCGGTTAGCAATATAGTAATATCTCCCAGTATTCCTTATATATTCTTCGCATATTCTTTATATATTCTTTGCGGCTATTTAGCATATAAGCAATCTATTTGTTCTGTGATACATAGAATATATTATTTTTGTTATTATAAATTAAATGAAACTAGAACTTAAGAGGTTTGACCCTGCGAGGATTAAGGGTGACTCGGTAGTTACCTTTATCGGCAAGCGTAATACTGGTAAAAGTTATTGTATGAAAGATATCCTCAGCCATAACAAGGATATACCTGTGGGCGTTGTGGTATCGCCTACAGAACGGGCGAACGGCTACTTTGAGAAGTTTATCCCGAAGATGTTGATATACGACGAACTGGAGGAGAAGTTGATAAGCAAGTTCTTAACACGCCAGATAAGCATAACGAACGAGCGAAAGCGGGATATGGCTAAGCACGGGAACTCCTCAATAGACCCACGAGCCTTCTTGATATTAGACGACTGTATGTATAACAAGTCGGCGATGACCGACAAGAACATTAGGTGTATCTTTATGAACGGGAGGCATTACAAGATATTTCTTTTAATCACTATGCAGCACGGTCTAGGATTGCCGCCAGATTTGCGTTCTAATATTGACTATGTATTCATATTTCGTAATAATATTGTTAAGGAACGAGAGAAGATATACAATCATTATGCGGGTATGTTCCCGACATTTGATGTGTTTAACCAAGTGATGAACCAGTGCACCGAGAACTTTGAGTGCCTTGTTATAGATAATAAGGTTCAGTCTAACAATATATCAGACATCGTTTTCTGGTATAAAGCACAGGACATCAATTACAAGATGTGTTCCCACGACCTATGGGAGATGCAATCGCTACAAGACCAGAGAGACTTAATGGGACTTACAAATGAAGAAGGTGAAGACATAGAGGATTATGACCCAGGTGTCTTTGTAAAAAAGAAAAACTCTAAACTCATTAAAGTTAAGAAGCAGACCTATTAGGATTACATAGGCTAGCCTATGTAATAGAAAGGCATTTGTCAAACAATTCTAGGCATTTATCGCCGCAATAAAGGTCGCATATATCGCATTTTTTTACCACAGTATTACATTTCTTACATACGAATATAGTATTTGTATATATGATGTTATCAGCAGAATAGCAGAGAAAACAGTAAGATGACTTTCTAACCATCAACATCTTTATTTTAATATTCAATATTATAATATAGTTATATATTTATATACCTATATATCTTTCTTAGAAGAAACTGGGCTTCTTGGTTTTATTGGTAGCTTCTTTAATATGTATTTTTTTTATTAGACTGATATCTGTAATATTGCTAACTGCGCTAACTGCGCTACGAGCGCTAGAGGCACTCGCGACGCTAGCTACGCTTATAGCGTCATCATCTTCATTATCGTATTTACCGCTTGCTGCTGTTGCTGCTCCTGCTGTTCCTGCTGCCTCATTCTCATACCTTTTCTTATACGCTGTATTTTCCTGAGACAAAGAATGGTAGTCATCTTTAATACTATTCCATTCTTTGCGAATATTATCAGGCGCTTCCCTCGCTTCCCTATTGTCTGTCGCTTTGTTCGCATCGCTCTCCTCTTCTTGCTTATTTGTTTGTTCGCCGCCACCGCTAGAGAATGCCTTAAATAGTATTTCTTGCGGTTGCTTATTATACACTTCATTACTATTTTTTGTTAATGGTATATCTGGTATATCTACAATATTATTTATTTTACTATATTCAGGCTCTTCCTGTTCTTTTAAAACAGTTATAGGTATCTTATCTTCTTCATTATCTTCTTTCTTATCTTCTTCGTCTTCTTCGTCTTCTTCGTCTTCTTCGTCATCTTCATCTTCGTCATCTTCATCTTCGTCATCTTCATCTTCTTTCTTATCTTCTTCGTCTTCTTCGTCTTCTTCGTCTTCTTCGTCTTCTTCGTCTTCGTCATCTTCATCTTCGTCTTTTTCATCTTCATCTTCGTCTTTTTCATCTTCTTCTTCGTCTTCTTCGTCTTCATCTTCCTTCTCCTCCTCATTACTAGCGTTAGCTTTGCTTTCTTCGCTGTATGCTTTGGCTTTCTTTGCGTTTTTATTCACTTTTTCAATAGAGGCTGTTTTGTTAGGCTTTTTTATTTTATTAGCAATCTCTTTATCATCTTTTCTACTTTCGCCTTCTTCGCTTTTGTCTTCTTCATCGCTATCTTCGCTAGCATCACTAGCATCATTAGCATCATCACCGCTAGCATCTCCACTACCGCCTCCAGTATCCTTAAATTGTTTAACATTACCTGTTAGGTTATCTTCAATCTGTTTAAAGATTTCATCAAAAGGCACGAAGTCTCTAAAGGTCTTCTTTATAATTGCCCTGATATTTTCTTCAATTATATTGAGGTTGTTTTGGTATTCAGCATCCTTAATGTTGTTTCTATTATATAAGTAAGCGTTCTTCCAAGAGAAAGACGCAGCATTTATATAGCATTTATGGACGAAGTCTTCAGGATTAGGTATCTTTATTTTAATGTTATCAAACTGCTCTCTATACTCATATATCTTTATCTTTATAGTGGTAATAATGATGATTTTAATAAGGTTAGACAGGTATTTACATTTGGTATATTTAACAATCTTCTTATATTCATCACTAACTATGTTATTGTTCCATTTGCGGATACTATAGAGTTCATTCTGGAACCCTTTTAGCCCCTTTTTTTCTTCCATCATTTCAGTATATATAGCATATATTCTTTTAGATATAGCGACACTAAGAATATCTTGTATGTGTTCTATATATTCGTTTCGTGTATCAATTAAACCTTCCATATATATTTAGTAATTTACAGTATCCCTTATATATACAAAAACCTATAAAATAAGGGTTGTTAGAATGGATGCTATTGTAATACTTGGTATCTTCTATAAAGGATGTAGGTAAGTGGTGTCATAAAAAGGATAATACTAGGTATGTTTAGGGAATAAATAATAGTTTATAAGATAATAGAAATAATAAATAATAGTAATAGAAGTATGCTAAGTATTACCATTAGTGGTGTCATAAAGAATAAAAAAGAATATTACTAGGTATGTTTAGCGAATGCTAGCAAAGGTTAGAAGAACTTAGAAACTTTTAGAGAATTTTAGAAAAATAAAAAGTTGTAAAAGTTTTTAGAAATAGTAAAAGTTTATAAGTTTATAAAAAGTTAAGTAATAATTCTAGACATCTTCTATAACCATTCTAGGTATCTTCTATAACCATTATAGGTATCTTCTATAACCATTATAGGCATCTTCTATAACATAACCTAGTATCATCTAGTATATGATGCGGGATATCGCATAGTATATAAGGAAATATTGCGCGGTAAGCAAAGCATACCTAGCATAAATATTCTTAATATATGATGCGATATATCGCATAACACAACCTATCATACTTCTATTACCATTACTGGTATCATAAAGATTAAAAAGAATAATACTAAGTATTTTTAGGAAAGTTAGAAACTTTTAGAGAATTTTAGAAAAGTATAAAGTTGTAAAAGTTTTTAGAAATAGTAAAAGTTTATAAGTTTATAAAAGATAATAATAAATAAATAATAGTAAGACTAGATAATACTTGTATTACCATTAGTGATGTTCTCTATGATGTATCCTTAGCAATACTAGGTAATTTTAGGAGGATATATGGTTTAGTTTAGCGTGATTTGCTAATCATTAGAACATCCTATTACCATTAGTGGTATCATAAAGAATAAAAAGAATAATACTAGGTATTTTAGCGAACTTAGAAACTTATAGAAAAATAAATAATAGTTTATAAGATAATATAAATAA